GAGGAAAAGCTGAGCAACTTCCGGCAGAACACTCTCAAAGAGAAAGAGAAGAAAGAGAAAGAGCTGAAAGAGGACATGCAACACAACTTCCTGCAGAACAAACTCTAAGAGAAAAACAGGAAGAAAAAGAAAGAGAAGCAAAAGAAGCAAAGGAAAGAGAAGAACGGGAAAAAAATGCTCATAGAGATGGGCACAAACATTAATATTTACTGGTGTTCATAACATATAGGGAGATAGAAATGTCTCCCTATATTTTTACCTTCTAAATCAATAATAAAATGGATATATTACTTTCCCACGAAATAGTTGATACTACAATAACTATTCTTGATACCACTATATATGCTTCTCCTGAATTTAGAAATAATTATGTAGGTGCTACATTTTTTAATTTAAAGAAGTCTACGGGAGATGTACATATAACTGTTCCATTTACAGATTTAACTGCTGATGCTAAATGGGTATTTACAGATTTAGTTGATGGTCATTATAAATTTGAATTAGTATTAGTACCTATATTTGTTAAACTTGTATCTCAATATGTTCCTGCATTTATAACTAAAGGTACAATTGTATATCATGTAGGTATTTATTATATTGCTTTATTTGATATTTTATCTCCCTATACTACTCCTGATATTGACTATACAAATTGGGAGATAATAGATGTATTTGCTCCTGAAGATGTAATTAATAAAGTTGAGATTCCAAATGCTGGAGAAAGTACTTTCTATGAATCAGTAGAATTTCTTTACTTTAATAACTTAGCATTTACTTATAGTGAAGATGCTTTAGTTATTCCTAAAGATGGTAATATTTGTTGTAGTCCTAACATAACTGATTTACGCTGCTTACGAGATAAATTAGAAGCTGTAGAAATTGCTGCTGCATCTAATGAATTTTATAAAGGTGAAATAATATTAGAATCTATATCAAATCCTAACTGTTCCTGCTCATGCTAACATCTGAACAATTAGAAACTTTTAGAGTTAAGTTGTTATCTGCAATGTTAGATACAGCTTATAAGCAAGCTAAAGCTGAACTTGACGATGAATATGAATGTGCAGAACAACATAAATGTTTATATAACTTTTTATCTTTATATCATACTGCATTATTTATTATTCCTAATGATTATACAGAAGAAGAAATAAATAATTTAGTATTATATATAACTCATATAGGTAATCTAAATAAAGTAATTCCTATAAGTCTTACTGGACTTATAGAAATTATAATTAGTGGTGGCGGTAGTGGTGGCGGAAAGTGTCATTGGGATAATATAGAGGGTAAACCTAATGTTGCTCTTATTCCTCATACTCATGTTGATAATGATATAAATATTGCTCTTACAAATATTAATCAATTTCAAGATAGATTTGGTACTAGTTTTATAGGTACACTAGAAGAGTTCCTAAATAAATTAATGAATAAATATACTGTACCTTCATTCACATCCTTTAGTCAAAATAAACCTACTAGTTACGATTTAGGAGAAGTTATTAATGGTGTAATGACTTTAAGTTGGTCTATTGATTTACCTGCTAATGTTCTAAATGATAGTGCTTCAGGTAATTTAACTATTAGTGAAGCTTCTCCTTTTGTTAGTAATCCTCCATTTAATTTATTTGGCACATCAGGTGATACACGTACATTTTCAGGAGATTATACTAAAACAACTCCAGGAACATTAATAATAACTCTTAATGGTCTTGCATCTAGTTCAACGGTAGATGTTCCTGTACCAATGAATCGCCCCTCTGTATATCTTACTTGGTATTCTAGAATATGGTTTGGAAATGATACAGATCCTACTGTAACTGCTAGTGAAGTAAAAGCCTTCAATTCTGCTAAGACTAATGGTAGACAAATTAGTTTCACTATTTATGGTGCAGGATTTAAATATGTATTTATACCTAATAATATTGATCAAACTGGAATTAAGTTTATGGATTCAGTAACAAGACTTGAAGTTAGTATGGAACCTCCTGTACCTTTAACTGTAAATAATCCAGTAGATTTAGCTCTTGCAGGTCAACTTTATAGAACTAAATTTAATTTAGGTGCAGAAATCTCTATATATATAATATGATATGGCAGTAAAATTAAGTGATAGAGTAGGTACGTTTGCGGAGACAGACACCTATGCTACAGGGGATGCCAATAGAACTGCTTTAGGTTTTCATTCTGTTTATTCTACAGCGGAAAGAAATCTTATTCCTATTGATAGACGTAAATATACTTATGAAAATGGTGGAGTTAATGCTACACCTAGACCTTTCTTTGTATGTGTTAGAACAGGTACAGAAGTTAAATTATGGTGGTTAAAGAATGAACCTGGAACTGATACTACTACTGATAACGATTGGCAAGAATTTGTAGCTAGTACTGCTGAACCTTTTCAAGGATTTTTTGACCCTGCTGCTGCTACACCAGTAATAGCAAATGGTACAGGTGTTATAGGACAATACTGGATTGCATCTGTTGCAGGTGCTCGTGATTTTGGTGCAGGAAGTATTGATTTCTTACAATACGACCAAGCTAAATATGATGGTGCTTTATGGCAAAAAGTAGGTGGTTCAAGTGCTTCAGTTGCATGGGTAGATATTGCAGGTAAACCTGCTACTTTTCCTCCTGATGTACATACACATGTAATGTCTGACATTACAGATTTAGCAACCACCTTAGCTAATTATTTACCATTAAGTGATGTTAAAAGTCAAGTAAATAATAGTGATGCAGAAGTACCTACATCTGGTGCTGTAGTAAGATATACATATTCCAAAGATGAAACAGATAATATGTTTAGACTATTATCTACTTATGGAATAAAATATGCTTGGAATAGTCAAGCTGAACAAGATGCTCAAACAGGTCAACATGCGGGGGATTTAGGTCTTAGAAGAGATACTAATGATGTATATAAATGGGATGGTATTTCATGGGGTGCTCCCTTCTTTTCAATAGTTGGTACAGGTGTAGGACACGTAATAGCTAATGATACAATTTCATTTGCTCAAAGAAATAAATTACAGTTCCTAGGAAATGTTACTATAACTGATGATATACCTAATAGTGCTACAGTTGTAACTATTAATAATGATGGTACTGTTACTTCAGTTAATGGTGCTACTGGTGTTGTAGTTTTAGATACAGATGATATATCTGAACCTACTAATCCTAATAATAAATGGTTTAGTATGGATAGAGTATTAGCCACTCTACTTACAGGATTAACTGTAGCTACAACTGCGACTATTACTACTGCTGATACTGTAATAATGGCTTTTGGTAAACTTCAAGGTCAGATAAATACTTTATTAGGAAGAATACAAAATAATTTAAATACAGATGGAACAGGTAATAAAATACCTACTGTAGATGCTGTTAATGCGGGAGATACTAAAACCTTATCTGATTCTAAAATTTATATAGATGGTATTCTTACAGGAGGTGTTGGATATCTTGCTAAAGAGATTACAGTACAAGAATATGAAGCTGTAGGAACAAATAAAACATTCTTAGTATCTCATGTTGTCAATACCATTATTGAAGTATCAATGAATGGTCAGGCATTATCTTCTGCACAATATACTTTTACTGCTCCAAGTACTTTTAATATATCTAGTGCTGCGGATAAAGATTTAATAACTATAATTTATACTTATGGTTCTACTACAGTAGATGTAGCTAATAAAGAAGATAAAGCTAATAAACAAAATTCATTAGCTATTGATGGTACTGGAACTAAATATCCAACAGTAGATGCCGTTAATGCAGGAAATGCATTAAAAGCAACTGATAATGCTGTAGTTCATTTAGCAGGTGCTGAAACAATTACAGGATATAAAACAGTTACTAATAATCATTTCTTCGTTGGAACAGATGGTTATGGTTTTCAATTATTTGATGGTGGACTTTTCTATAAAAAATCAGGTAGTGGATTAGTAATAAGACTTAATACAGGAAACTTACGATTACAATGTGAAAGTAATGGTGGTGTAACTCAAGGTACTTACGCTTATACTTCAGATTTTGATTTACAAAATAATGTTGCAACTGCTAATTTAACCGTTGGAGGAGGTTTTACAACTGTAGTAAATCAAACTAATATAACACGAACAAATGGTATATGTCAATTATCTATAATTATTACTAATGCTGTAATTTATTTTGCAGGTGGTATTATAGCAACTCTTCCAACAGGTACAAGACCATTAACTGCAAAATATTTTCCTGTTATTGGAGATAATGGAAGTACTAATATACTTAAGATTGAAGCTGCAACTGGAAAAATTTCTCTTGTAAAAGATTATGATCAAACAACTATTAGAGCAACAATGACATATTTTCCAAATTAATTAATCTAAGATTATGGCTATAGATAATAGAATAAAGAAAGAACAATTACGAGATTCTGTATTTGATTTTTTAAAAGCTCCATTAGATATTACTTATGCTAACTTAGTACTTAAGATTGCAGCTAATAGTTTAATACCTGGAACTTATTATAGAATAATAGATTATCAAACTAAACATCAAATTAGTGGAACAACTGAAATTCATATCGGTCCTATTGAACCTCTAAGTATAAGAGCAAATACAGTTAATGTTTTAGATTCTGCTGCATTCTCTTCTATATATCCTAGAGATATTATTTACTATAATTTAAATGATGATGTATGTGAAGATGGAACTACTTCTAGAACAGGTAAGATTATTTATAGAAAAGATCCTATAGTTAATATAGAAATTTATTATGATTGGAGAAATGTCATATTTAGACGTTGGAAATTAAAACCGGTTGCTTATGATAATTTAAAAACATATCCTAGAAGTGAAGCGGTTTTAGGTTCAGATGGAAGTATTTACATTTCAAAAAGAGCCAGTAATACTGGAAATGACCCAATTAATTCTTCTTATTATGATCCTAATAATTCATGGTTTAATGAATATGCAAACACTAATTCTATTTGGTGGGAAAAGATAGTTCTAGCTAATAAGAATCAATATTTAGCTTATCAACCAGACACGCAGCAAATTGCTTCAGCAAATATTCCAGTAGATGCTAATGATTTTACTGATTGGTATACATTCAATACTAATGGAGTAAAAGGCGATTATGGATTAGCTAATAATATAAAAATTGGCTTTACTCCTGGTTATAATAATATCATTTTTATTAATGATGCTTTAGATTGGGGTGGTGCACCGGATAATAATTATTATACTTTAAATAATGAATTTGAAATTGGCTGTTATAATTGTACTATTCAGGGATGGTTTATTTTAAATAATAAATTTGGTATGGGTAGTGGTAACATTATTATTCAGGGAGTTTTTTATAATAATGAAACAGGTTCAGGTTTTGCAAATAGTATAGCTGCTTATTGTGATTTTATGAGTTTGGGAGGAACTTCAGATAATAAAATTGGAGGGGGTTTTTCAGGGCATGTTTTAAACGGGCAATTTCGATATAATACTGTTTTAGAAGGTTCTTATATAGCAAATGGTTTTTTTGGAGTTAGTTTTGAACGTAATTATATTCAAGGACACTTTTATAATAATTCATTTAATAAAGATTCTCAAGATAATGTTTTTCAATTTGTGAATAGCTGTAATTTTGGTGATACTTTCTCACAGAATGTAGTTTATGGTGGGGGAGATGGTACAAGCGGATTAAGGGCTACTATATTTGGAAACGGTTGTAAATCCAATTTCATTATGGGAGTTAGTAATTCAACTGTAGGAAACCTTTTTAGATACAATTCAATTAAAAACTGCATTTTTAATAATTTAAATATACCGGACAATTTTCAATACAATAAAATTAATGGTACAATAGCAGCAGGAACATATTTTGCAATTGGAACAAGTCAGAATACATTTAATAATACTTTTAGTGGTGGCACACAAGCTGCTCCTCTTAGTCTTATTAGCTGTGTATTTAATCAACCTGTTTCAGGACTAACAACTAATGCAGGTATAACCTTAACTAGAGTTGTTTTTAATTCAGCTATAACTAATAAGAATATTACAAGTAATCAAAGTGATTCGACAGTTAACGCTTCTCCTGATGGAGCATTATGGGCATTAACTATTCAATCTAATACAGGTAGTTTAACCACAACTTTAATAAGCTAATATGGGAGTACATGCACAACTTTCTGAGTCTCCTATAGGTGTTGTAGGTACTCATGCTCAGATAAGAGCTTTAGCTACTGCTGGTACTTTAAAACCAGGAGCTGTTTATAGAATAACTGACCATCAAACTATACATATAATTCCTTATACTGATACTGCTCCTAGTACCAAAGCCCTTGCAGTAAACGGAGTTGTTTACAATAATCCTGCTTTATGGGATCCTAATAAACCTGTTAAAGATGAAGGTGTTGAAGAACTACTTGTATTAGCTGCAACTAATACTACTTTCTCTCCTATTTCTTATTCAATTACATATCCTACTGATATAATTCATTATAATATTAATGATATTGTATGCGAAGATAATATTACTCCTAGAAGAGGTAAGATAATTTATAGAAGAGATGTTAATCTTGATATTGAAACTTATTATGATTTTAGAGCTGTAAAGTTTAGAAGATGGAAAGTAACTCCTAATGCTTGGAGTGCAGGAACTACTTATGCTAAATGGGCATTAGTTTTAGGTTCTGATGGACATGCTTATTTATCTAAAAAGGCATCCAATACTGCTAATGATCCCATTGCTAGTACACAATTAAATCAATATCAAATTAGGAGTCCTTGGTGGGAAAGAATATTATATACAGTTAATACTTTTCATGTAGCTACTAAACCAGCAGGATTTAATTTAGCTGCTTCTTCTAACGTTCCTGTAGATGTTAATACTTTTATTGATTATCATACTTTCAATACTACTACTATAGGTGCTATAGGAAGTGTTAAACAAATTAGTATAAAGAAACATACAACATATAATAATATTGTTTTTGTATCAAATCTTGATGATGGAGTTAGTAATTATGATTGTATATTTGATACAGGTTGTGCTGATTCTACTATTGCAGGTAAAAACTTTAATACTAATAGAATAGGTTCAGGTTCATTAAATAATCTTCTTCAGGGAGGATTTGCAGGTAATACAACTGATTCCGGTTTTACTAGTAATATTGCATTATTTAATAATGGACTTTATTGGGGAAGAACGTATCAGAATAACTTTTCCAGTCAATTTAATAATAATGTAATTGGTGTAAATTTTCAATATAATACTTTTAATAATGGTAGAGCATTTAATAACTTTTTTGCAGAAGCTGTTACTTCAAATAACATTTTGATATTAGCTTATAATAATAATTGTAATAGTAGTTGGTCTAGTAATATTGCAGGTATTATACAGAATAATGAATTTGATATTACCTTTCAAAATAATTTTGTTAAACTTTGCAATGGAGTTACATTTGGTGCTAATTGTACAGATAACAAATTTATGGGTAGTTTATTAACGGGTACTTATTTTGCTGCAAGTTCTATCAAGAATGTTATTAATAATGATTTTAGTGGAGGAACATTAGCAATACCTCTTGCTATAAATAACTGCGTATTTAATAAAATTGTAACAGCTATGCAAGTAGCGAATACAGGAGTAGTTCTTACTGGTGTTGTAAGTCTTGTATCTATTTCTAAGACATTTCCTATATCACTAACTAATAAGGTAATATCTTCTATATCTCCTGATGGTTCTTTATGGGCACATGGTATAGATGATACAGGACAAATAACTACTGAAAAAATAATATAATCACAATTTTAATAAATTAATACTATGACAAATTCTGAAGCAACTCCATACATTATATCAAATCATTCTGCTATTAAAATATTAAAAGATACAGGAGGTCTTGTAGCAGGAGGTATATATCAAATAACTGATTATGCTACAACACATAGAATTAATGGAACAAGTATAATACATAAAGGTCCAATGGAGACTTTAACTCTTAAAGCCCTTACACCTAATACATTTGATTCTATTGTTATTTCAACACTTTATCCTAAGGATACTATTAGATATGATATAACAGATGTTTTATGTGAAGATGGTATTACACCTAGACCTGGATTTATTACTTATCGAAAAGATAATATTCTTAATAATGAAGTTATAGGATATGATTTTAGAAATGTTGTATTTAAAAAAGGTAGAGCGCAAGCAGGACTTTGGAGTGCAGCTACTACCTATTTAGTAGGAGCTATTGTTAAGCATAGTATTGGAGGTGTCATGCGTTACTATATTCTGACAAGAGATAACGTAGCTGCTGGTACTGCTCCTGTGGCTTCTCCTGTAGCTTCTGATGTATGGGATTTTCTATTTAATGAAACAGATAACTTTTATGCTGCGGAAGAATTTCAATATTATAGAGATGGTAATTATATAGTAGTTGAACCATTAACTATATCTACTACAGATCTTAAATATTTTTATACGTTTAATGCCTTTGGTCATGATGCGAGTAACGGTAATTATGATGAATTTAAAGGATCTGGTAATATTATAAATAATACTGTTACTAATGATGGTGTAACATTCTTTGCTACTAATGATGGTGCAGGAATTTTTAATAATAAATCTCTTAACCCTGGAAATCAATCAACCTTTCATAGTAATAAAGTTAATGATAATACTTTTGATTATCTTGCATTAGGTCTATTTCTTCCTGGATGTGAGATATATGGAAACTTCTTAAATTTCTATAATGCTTTATTTAAAGGTATTTTTTGTAGAAGTACTATGGTAGGTTCTTATCTTAATTACTATGGAGGTAATTATACTGATAGTTGGACTGGTGTTTATACTAATCAAAATATAATTAAAGCTAATTTTCAGTTCAATAGATTATCAATGGGAAGTTGTGTAATAGGACATACTTTTTCTAATAATTCTATTGCTGGTACAAGTAATTCAGTATTTGAAAATTCTTGTCAAAATATTAAATCTCTATATAACGTTAATACTTTAGGTACATTAACAGTACCTATTAAATTAAATTCTGTACAATTTAATCAATCAGTTGAAGGATTAAATACTAGTGCCGGTGTAACTTTAAATAAAGTTATATTTAATACAGCTTTAACGAATAAAACTATTTCTACTTCATTAACTGATGTAAGTATAAATTATGCATCCCCTAATGGAAAACTTTGGTATTCTACTATGAATGATGCCGGTGTAATAACTAATACTTCAATTGCCTAATTATGGCTATATGTATATAGCTAATAGAGTAGTTATGCCTAGCATAGCTACTCTTTTTGTTAAAAATTAAGTCGGACTTATTTGTATATTATCCGTATAATTTTATATTGAGTAAAGGAAAATAAACTCTATAAGTAACTACATATATGAGGAAGCAGCTAACTAAACCAATTGAGAATCCTAATCGAGCAATATTTAACTATATAATTCTAGATAGTAATGCTATTGCAGATGAAGATTATGAAAATGTATTTAATTATAATGTTCCTTATCCGGCACAACCAATGAGTTATAGTTGTAGTTTATATGATAATAGAGATTGTCTTTACACCTTTGGCTTAATATCCTAATGAATCCACTTATGCAGATATTTCAGAATGCTTTAAAAGCTAAGGCTTTTATGTTTTTAGTAGGTATATCAGCAGGAGTAGTTATAGAGGAATCTCTTCCTTTTCTAGCTGCAATGATACCGAAAGAGCCTACTATGAATCAGGTCGCTTTGACTTCAGCTATAAAAAGTAGAGATGCTATTATACCTAAAGTAGATTCTGTAATTAAAATGGTAGAAAAACATCCATCTAAAGAAACTGTATATAGAACGATAAATGAAAATGTTGATAGGATTACTCGCAATGCTACTAATGCTGAACTTGACAGCATACTCACAAACTGGAAATATACACCTTTCACAAAAGAGGGAGATCGTGAAAGGCTTAATAGGTTTCGATGAATGTAAGATTGCTCTATATGATTCTTATAGAGAACGTGATGATTTGAAATACGCCTTTGCTGTAGAAAGAGAATCAGTTCAACTTCTTACAGAAATAAATAAAGATATGAATGTTGAAAATACAATACTTAGACAATCAAATAAAACTCTTAAAAAGAATATGACATTGTGGAAAATCTTTGCTGTAACTAGTACTTTACTTGGATTTTACGTAGGAACACGACTATGAATCAAATAGATGCAATAACTTACAAGGTAGCTGAAATCCTTGATAGAAGGAATGACTTAGGCTACATAATTGAACTCCGTGATACATTATGGAATATACGTGCTACGTATTTACGTAATGACTTCAATAAGAATATGCTTTATAGACCTGAGAGTATTCAAGATTTAGGTTGCATTAAACTTGTAGATGTACCTAAAGGTGAATGTAATATACCAAAGGACTGTAATATGAAACGCACAGAGTTCCCTATTCCAACTCCTATTGACACTAAGTATCTTAATCAATTTATGTATATAGGAGCTGCTGATGGTTCACCTGACTATCAACCTACTACTGAATTTGAAAATGAGAACGCTTGCTACGAGCCGTTTCCTGCCCTATACCCTACCTACTTCCGAAAGAACGGTTTCATATACGTTGTTAACGGTAAGAATACCATTAATATTCGGACTATGTTTATACATCCTCAAGAAGCTGCTGAATTTGCTGATAATGATGGTGCAAATTGCTCAATATTACAGAACGCATACACTCCTACAGACATGATAAAGGATATAGAGACAGAAATGCTCAAACTTCATGGAATAGAGAGAAACCCTGAGAACGACGAAATTAAACTATAATGGCAACTAAAGCATCTAAATTCTTAAATACTAAAAGGATAACTACTAAGATGATGTATAAAACATATATCAAAACTTATCCTAATAGTCTTATAGCACAAAAGAAAAATTATAATCTATTTAAAACAATCGTTACTGAATGTCATAAAGAAGCAGTAGAAGAATGTCTTAAAGGAGGACGATATAATTTTGGTAGTGAAATAGGAGTGCTTGAAGTAGTAAAATATGAAAAAGTATTCCATATAGATGATGAAGATAAAGTTAAAGGATTATCTATTGACTTTGGTACTACAAGAAAGAATAAGGCTGCCGGTATTAATCAAGTTGCATATCATACTAACACACTTATCTGTAAATGGAATTGGTCTAAATCTGATGGAGTTAGTATCAAAAATAAGACAGGTTGGCAACTAGCTGTTACCGATGGACCTATAGGTATATCTCGTAAACTTGCTCATTATGTAAAACAAAATGACAAAGCTAGTATTAATTATAGAGATTGTGAATTCAAATTTTTAAAGGAAAGCTAATGTCAAATATAATAAGTTCAATGACCATTCTATTGAATGTTCAAAGAAGATTCAAACCGAAAGATAAATCTTGGATGAATGATGCAATACGTTTTATAGGTGAAGCTATACAAGGTATTGGTACTGCGCTTCCAATGGAAACAAAAAGTGTATGTCTACCTGTTATTAATAGACGTGCTATCTTACCTAAAGATATGGTTGACCATATAGGTTTTAGTTATGAAGGTTCTCGTATTCCTGTAGCTAAAGGTATTCCTGCAGAACAAAGAAATGAAGGAGGTGGTTATTGGATGAATCCTGGCTATCTCATTTGTCCATTTAATGAAGGCAATATTAATTGTGTATATAAAGCTATTCCTGTAGATGAAAGAGGTTTACCTCTAGTCTATAATGACTTTGACTATCAAAGAGCAATTGAATGGTATATAATGATGGGTATGCTTTCTAGTGGATATGAACATAAAGTATTCAATTATAAAGATTGTGATGCTAAATGGACAGAACATTCTGCAAGAGCTTGTAATAATATGAAAATGCCTTCTCGTGATGAGCATGTGGCTTTTGGTAATTGCTGGACTAGATTATTTGATGATGGTCTATTTATGGAAAACTTTGGTAGAGGTCTTGAGTATAGTGATGATACTATACTAGGAGGTGGAGCATCAACCCTACCTACTTATGTAGATCAAAATAAACTAGCTAACAACTAACCTGAATACTATGGAGTTAAAAGGTATGTATGATGATAGCTTGGATAGAGCGAATTCATCAGAAGGAACTTGGACAACGAATACTAGAAATATTGTAATAACCAAAGATAGAAAAGCTGTTAAGAATGAAGATGGTTTCGACTTTTATGCTCGTAATTATACTGAAGGGGCTACCCCAATTGGTTTTATTACATTATATGATGATGAGGTAATTATCTTTTCAGTAACTACTACTTCTGAAATAGGTAGAATAAGTAATAAAGGAGTTTATAGCGTTATTGTTAGAGATGCAGGATTTGGTTTTAGTATAGAACATCCTATTAGTGGACGCCATCATCGTAATATTTATAATGATGTTGAGATTATATTTACAGATAATTATAATCCTGTAAGAGTTCTTAATATAGATAATCTTCCTTTTAAACTTAATCCCGATTATACTTTAGTTGACCCTACTTTATTAAATAATACTCTTGTATTTCCTAATGCAGTAATACCTAAAATTAATGCATTAAAGGTAAGACCTGATGGAGGAGATATTACTACAGGTACTATTTTCTTTACAGGACAATATGAAGATTATAGTGGATATATAACTGATACTTTTCCAATAGGAAATCCAGTTCTTATTATAAATATGAACTCTACTTATACTCAAATAAGTGGAGATCCTATTGGAACTAAAACTCCTAATTCAGTAGAGCTATTTATTGAAAATATTGATACTCGTTATAAGAAAATAAAGCTTATAGTAGTTCGTAAAGAGGGAAGTCAGTATTATGCTGAATCATTTACTACTATAAACATTCATGGTGCAACAGCAACAGCAGTATATACAGGTACAGAACCAGTACAAAGTATATCTATGAGTGAAGTTGTTGTAGATAGACCTAGTTATACAACTGCTTCTTCTGTATTAATTGATAGTGATATTTTATATCTTGCTGATGTAGGAACTAAGCCTATAATTAATATTCAAAAGTATATAAATAATTGGAAGGTTGAATATGTAAGAGATGAAATATCTGTATCATCTATGGCTAGTCCCGAAGGTACTTATAAAGATGGTAGTTCTTTTCATCTTAAAAGATGCTTTATGCATAATGAAGTATATGCTTTATATGCAGTAGTTACTATGACAACTGGTAATTATCAATATGCCTTTCATATTCCTGGTCGTGCTGCTAGAAATATAGTAGGTGCTCCTTTTACAAGTACTTTCAAAGAAAACGAATTAGTTTCTAATATAATGAATACTAGTGGAGCAGGATATTTAAAAGAAGATAATGTTGTAGCTACAAATGTTAAGTATTTTCAAACTAGAGATACATCAGGTTTTCCTATTGGCACTATGGGATATTGGGAAAACAAAGATGAAGTTTATCCTAGTACTCCTGATTGGGATATATTAGATGCTAATGGAAACGTTATTGATAATCTAGGTGGTCAAAAAGTAAGACACCATAAAACTCCTACTATTGGTAGAGATGGTTACTTTACTCAAGATACTCATAATGCTAATATATTAGGTTTAAAAATATCTAATATAAATTTTCCACAAGAGATAAGAGACCAAATACAAAATATAGAAATATTTTATGCTAAACGTAAAGGAGATAATTGTACTCTTGCAGGTAGAGCATTAATGTTCTTTGGTGCACAAGGAATTGATCCTCAAAATAATAATATTACTTCTAATGCAGGTAATTGGAGTGTAACCTCAGGTACAAGTAGTACTCAAGTTAAAACTCAATTTTTAGATTATAAAACTATTAGAGTTCATCCTTTTGATATGCTTGTTGATAAGACAAGTGTAATGCCTAATTATATTTATAATAACTGGAAGCTTCATGGAGATACTGATGTAGATCCTACTTGTAAAAGTAATGAAGATGGTAGTGAAGATGGTTCTATTTTTGCCTTTACAGATTTTACAAATTGGACACCTTCAGGAGGAACTGTTTCTATTATTCCTGCCGCAGAAGAATACAGAGTTAGAGGAATATATGATCAAAGATACCTTCCATTTAATACAATTATTGGAAATATAGATGGTCTTAATGTAAGTAATAGATGGTGTGAAGAAGTATTTTATGCTAAATTTCAAGCAGATACTCAAGGTAGAGGAAATCCTTCTATGAATTTAAACCTTCCTGCTAATATAAGTTATGGTACTTTAAAAGGAGGAGCAATGTTTTGTGAAACATATCTTACTGATTTATGTTTAGTTAAAGATAATGCTTATCTTAGATATGATGAACAAGAATTAGTATCTACTGGATATAGAATTGATAATGCCGCACTTGCTACTATTCCTATATTTGGTGGAGATGGTTATTATGGTAGACAAGGAAATATTCTTACTGCTCCTACTTGGAATACTTATAATGATAATGATCAACATGATGGTATTCGTCATAAGATTATATTCTTTGTAGAAACTGCAAATCCTCCTGAATTACAATATGGAGATTTCTATCCTAAGTATGATTATCCAATGGTTAATAATGGAACATCTAATCAAACAGAATATCCTATTAGATTCCATAAAGATTATACAACAGTAAATACTCTTAATGCTGTACAGCATATGGAGTTTGAGGAACAAGATTTAACTAGACATTTTAATCGTATTTTACGTTCAGGTAGAATAGGAAGAGAATCTAAGAATCTTTCTTGGAGACAATTCAGTGCTAATGATTACTATGAAACAGTTAAGGATAGAGGTGGTATAGTTCATCTTGAAGCTATCAATGGGGATATACTTATTCAACATGAATACGGTCTTTATATAACTAGGAGCAATGAACAATTACAAACAGATATATCTACAGTTCAAGTAGGAACAGGAGATGTGTTTGCTCGTCCTCCTAAAGAGATTCTAGATTCTAAAGATGGATATGTAGGTTGTAATTCTAAATTCGTTTGTGGTAAGTTTAAAGGTGGATATTTTACTGCTGATGAAAAGCAAGGTAAAGTATTCATTATGGATAATGCCATGAAAGAAATTTCCAATGAAGGTATGTACAAATGGTTTAGAGATAACCTACCTATGATTGGAAGTCTTACTACAAACAATCCTTTTACTTTTAATGGACTCTGCTCTTCTTATGATGAAGTTAATAATAGAATTATCTTTGTAAAGAAGCAATTACTTCTCCCACCTAATGACCTTTTAAATTATAAAGGACATTATACAGAAGATGTAGAATTTATACGTAGTCTGAAAGAAGGAGATGTTGTGTATAAAGATGGAAAATATATGAGAGTTGTAGCGGAATCTCCTTTTGTAGATGTTCCTATACCACCGGAAGAAATTTTACCAAGCGAATAATATGACAGGTATAAATAATGTAACTTTAAGGACAACTAAGAGTTGTTCAAATTACAAAGGAACTATAACAGCTACGGTTACTTCAAATGATCCTGAAAAAGATGAAAGTGTAAGTGTTCAAATTACAGATGAAGATGGTGTAGTTCTAGGTACTAGTGCATATGTTTTATACCAATCTAGTGTTACTGTAAATAATTTACCTGACGGATTATATAGAGTAATTGCATATGGTAGTAATAATCAGGATTTTGAAGTAATTTCAAATATTACTATTGATTGTGTACCTCCAGTAGATATTACAATTACTCCTAATTTAACTACTCCTAATACTATTAGACTTGATATTACTAGTTTACAAAATATATTAAGTGATACTTATAAAGATTCAAGTGGTAATGCTATTCCTGTAAATAAAACTATTATAAGTTCTAAACATTATAGTATAGTATCAGTTGTAAATCCTTCTTTAAATTCTTTAAACTTTACTGTAACTATTACAGATGTTACAGGGTATAGTGAGAATCTAACTATTTATTATAGAGTAAGAAGTTATACTAAATATTGTGGTGCTAATCAAACAGGTAGTTATACATCAACAAAAGGAGCTTTTAGTTTATCTTCTCCTGCTAATGCAAGTGCCAATGCATATGCACTTGCTGTTGCAGATGCAGATGCTAACTTAAAATGTGATACTGATATTAAGTTTGAAGAAGTTGTAATGGAAGATACTTCTTTTACTGTATCATATTCTCTTGAGAATAAATCTTGGTCTTGTTTTCATGATTATAAACCTGACGCTATTTTTTGTACTGCTAACTTCTTAATGTCTTTTAAAGAGACTAAGATTTATATTCATAATCAACTTGATAAAAAAGGTTGGTTTTATAATCAACCTTCACTTGAAGTTCCAGTTCCAATTCCATTTAAATCTCAAATAGAGTTTGTTGCACCTAATATTCTTACTAAATCTTATCATTCTGTTAGCTGGAAAACTCAAGTTAAAATATCAGGTATAATTATTGAACATATTACATTTGATACTATTATGATTTATAATCATAATCAATGTAGTGGAGAAGTAACAATAATACCTAATAAGACTACTCGTAATGCCGAAGGTGTTTGGAGATTTAATGATTTTAGGGATTTAATAAAAGACCCTAATTCTATATTTCTAGATTCTAAAGGTAATGTAATACCTACTGCTATTTCTTCTAGTAAATCTTTTTATAAACAGGCTAGGTTCATTAGTGATTATATCTGTTCAAGATTAATCTTTAATAATGGGTCAAGATTTACAGAAATAGTATTATCAGATTTTAGTATTAACGATAAAGTAAGTTACAGATAATGGCACAAAACCAATATAAAAGAAAGTTAGCTACAGCTTCTCTTTTTGAAGCACAAGCTATGGATAAAGCATATACAGATGCTTTAAAAAATAAGCAAAAAACTTATACTACTCCAGATGGTTTAAAATATGCAGTAAAAGATGGTCCTAGAACATATGCTGCTGATATAGTAGGTAAAAGACTAAAAGATATAACTGGAGTTAATCCTAATACTGGTTATAAAGCAACAGTTACAGGTACTCCTAATGCTAAAGTATCTACTGTAAGTAAAGGAGATACTACAGTAGGCAAAGTAAATATAGGAGCTAAAGCAGATTCTGCATTTCAAGCTAGTATAGATACAACCGGCATAAAGCCAAAACCAATTACACCAAGTACAACTCCTAAACCTAAACTTCCTGAATTACAACCAACTAGGACTAATAAAGTTAATATGCCTAAATGGGAAGATGAACCTAAAGGTACTATGACTCTTGGTAATCAGGAAAGTAAGCCAAGTGGATTTGAAAATGTATTATATGGTAATAAACGTCCTGGGGGTATAAGTTATAAAAATGGTGAAGAATCAGCAAAGGATTTTTATACTTTAGGTAAAAGAAAGAATGCAACTTTAAGTACAAATAGAAGTGGAGAAGAGTTTCCTAGAGTTGTAGAAAAGAATGGTAAATATGTTTCTGCTCCTTTAAAGAAACTTGCTAATCAACCTGTAGTTACTACTAAGAAAGTAACTACTCCAACTAAGACAGTTACTAAAACAGAAACTCCTTTTGTATCTAGTACTACTTTTGAACCTGCTAAACCAGTAACTACTGGTGGTGTAGGTAATGACCCTTGGATGAAAGACATTAAGTATGATAAAAAGGGTAATGAAATAATGCCTTCCGAAGAACGAGAAATTCTTAACACTCCTGTTCAAAAAACTACATTAAATAGAGCACAAAGAAATGCTTATTCTCGTTCAAGACCTTTTGGAGAACCTGATGAACAAGGTATAGCTACTGAAAATGCTCGTAGTTGGGCAGGTAGAAATCCTAGAACAGGGGAGATAGAACAAGATGATTATTGGGCTAGAAAAGCTAGAAGATTAGGTGAAGAATATCAAGCTAACCTTACTAAACCTTCTTCTTCTTTTAATAGACCTTTATCTCAAAATCCTAATGAATTAGGAACTAATATAAATAGAGAAATAAGAAGATTTGATAAAAATGCTGAGATATTAACTCCTAATGGAGAAACTATAGGAACTTCCGAAGAAGAAAGTGAAGGTTTACCTGCTTTCGCAACGAGACCTATAAGTAGAATGGTTGAGAATAAGTTTGCAAAAAGACCTCTTCTTGATAGTGTAGGAGATGAATTTAGACGAGGAGCAAGAGAAACATTTGGTTATGCTTATGGAGGTTCTCTTCCTAGATATGATTTAGGTGGATATAATCCTCCTACTAATCCTAATGAAGAATTAGGATTAAGTGGATGGGAAACTTTTAATACTGGTCAAACTACTGCTGGAGCAACTGGAGGAGGAGGTATTGGAAATGCACTTATTAATGCAGGAAAATCTGTTGCTGTAGGAGTTGGAGATGTTAACCGAAGAGTTAACAATATGAGTGAAAAAGGCACTACTGCACTTAGTGGAGGTTTACAAGGTGTATCTCAAGGCATCAATATGATTGATGGTATGAATGGTAAACCTTCTACACTTGGAGGAGTTGCTTCAGGTATAGCAAGTGGAGCATCTATGGGTGCAGCTGGAGGACTCCCTGGAATGGCTGTTGGTGCTGTTGTTGGCGGAGGTCTTGCTTTACTTCAAGCTGAAAAAGCTAAGAGAGAAGAAGCAAAAGCTAGAGAGAGATATATGAATAATCTCAATGACCAAGCTACTATGGGTTCTCAGCAAACGCTTCGTAACTATAATACTAAAGGAGTTACTACAACTGGTGCATATGCATATGGAGGAAGTTTACCTCAATATGTTGATGGCGGAAATCCTTATCGAGATGTTCTTCCAGAATCTACTGGTGTTGCTCCTGTTATTCCTGTAGGTTTAGTAAAAGATCAAAAAGCTAATGAAGAAGCATTTCTAAGAGATGAACTTGCTAGAAGATATAAATATCAACAAAGAAGAAAAGATACTCAAGGACTTAAAGAAGGTTTAGAAACAGCAGATCAAATAGCTTCTTATGGTCAATTAGGTAATTTCTCTCCTGAACCTATAGGTCAAAGTGTAGGTAAAGTTGCTTCTGTTGCAGGTATGGGAACTGGTATAGGTCAAACTTTATTAGATTCGTATAGAGGAGAATATGGTGATGCTAAAAGAGATGCTTTAGGTGCAGGATTAAGTGGATTTGCAGGTATAGTAGGAGGTGAAAATTTTGTAGGAAAACCTAATACTATTTATTTAGCTAAAGGATCTTCTACAGCAGGAAAAGTTCTTTCTGCGGCAAAGAATCCTCATTTAGTTGGAGCAACTCTTGGAGAAATAGGATTAAATAATTATGATAATATTAAAAAGATAGCAGATAAAGATCCTATTGCATATTTAAAAACTAAAAAATTAGCTGATGGTGGTACTTTAGATGAATTTGGTAATCTTATTAATCAAGGTGTTACTAAAGCAACTAGAGCAGTACTTCCTATTAATGCTGCAATGCTTGCTCAAGATGTTACAGGTAATGCAATGAAGAGATTTACTGGTGATAATTTCTTAACTAGAGGAACTCCTACTCCTTTAACCGAAAAGGATTTAACTCCGGAAGAATTAAATGTAATGAGAAGAGTTCATAGAAATGCTACTGTTAGAGCTGGAGATGAACCAGATAATAAAGGTAAATATTTTGGTGCTGAATATGCTGATTATGGTCCATCTTCAGAAGGAGTTGACCCACATGATATACCAACCTTTGTTCATGCATTAGTTGACCCTACTCATAGAATGCAAACTACTTTAGGAGAAACTAGTATTAAAAAAGGTAAACCTACAGATGATGCTATAATATCTGATAGATTTGATTTTGCAGGAAAACAAGAAGAAGGTCTTATAAAAAGAATGCAGAATAGAACTGATCAATTAACTAACCCTTATGCAGCAATATATGGGCAAATGGGTAATCTTGCTTCTACTAAAAAAGGTTCAGGTATTCCTGTTAAGATTAATTTAGGTAAACCTAAACATGGTACTAGTGTATCAGGTTCTTATGCTTGGGGAGGAGACCTTCCTGAATATGGTAAAGGAGGTAAGATACATATTAAAAAAGAAAATAGAGGTAAGTTCACTGCTTATAAAAAACGTACAGGAAAGACTACAGAAGAAGCTTTACATTCTAAAGACCCTCATGTACGTCAGATGGCTAACTTTGCTAGGAATGCTGCTAAATGGAAACATAAAGGTAGAAAGAAGAAACATGGTGATGGAGGTATGCTTTATGCTTATCCTTATGGAGGTCAAATGCCACAAGAACCTGAATATGAAGTTGAAGGTGGTGAAATGATTCAGGGTCAACAACCAATGCTTGAAGATGGACAACAACAACAAGTTGCTTCTGATATGACTAAAGTTCCTGACCAAGCTCCTTCTCATGCAGAAGGTGGAGTTGCAGGTGCAGGTGGTGAAAGAGTATTCTCTGATAGAATGAAAACTGCTAATAAGAAAACTTATGCTAAAGAAGCAGAAGAGATAGGAAAACAAAAGGCTAAGTTTGAAGCTAAGATTCCTAGTACAAATGAAGCTATCAGTAATACTGGTCATAGAATGACTGAACGAATGGATATGAAATTAGACCAACTATTCAATGAACAAGAAATGAAAAAGCAATTGGCTCTACCTCCTTCTATTTATAGCTCTATGCCTGCAATGGCTAATGGTGGTAGACTTCCTAAGTTATATAATGGTATGAAGTTAACTCAACCTCAACCATTCGCATATCCAATGGGATATCAATATGGTAAAGCTCCTGGGGCATCATTTAATCCTCTTCCTGCTAAAGGTGGTTGGAGTACTGACCCTAGAAGTATACGTCCTACTAATATTGTAAATAGAAGAGGTGAATATAATGCTGCTACTAGAGGTAGAGCTTTTGGTGCAGGTACAGGTGAATATGTAGCACCTGGTCGTACAAGTTCTACTGGTGTAGTTAATCCATATATTGAACCAACAGTAATGGATAAGCAAACAGGTACTCAATTCTATGTTGATAATAATTATCAAGACCCTAATGCTATTCAAAAGTTAGAAACTAGACCTGCTAGTTTGGGAATAACGAGTGCTCCTTTTAATAAACTTGCTGCTCCTGAACTTCAAAAACTACCTATCCCTGAAGGTGAAGCAACTAAAAATGCTATGAAAGGTGGTAATGGTATTCCTTGGCAATATGTTGACAACTTAGCTAGTGGAATTATGACAGCTAATACTCCTCAAATTGCTAAACCTTATCTTGACCCTGCTGTTAGAATGAATACTACATTCGATATCAATCCACAATTGCAGGCAGCTAGAAATGCAAGAGATGCATCAGCTACCAATATTAGACAGAATACAGTTCAAGGTGGTGCAGCTAATTCTAATATGCAACAGCTTTACGCTTCTTCTCTTGATAATCAAAATGCTTTATATGCTCAGAAAAATAATATAGAAAATGAGTTGAAAAATAAAGAAATTTTAGTAAATTCAGGTATCAACTCTCGCAATAATGATAAGAGATATGCTTACGATGTAGAAGATACTAAACGTAGAGCAGGTATTCAGGAAGATATTGTAGGTAATGCTAGAAACTTTGCCTTAGACCAATATACTTCTGCTAGAGATGCTAAAATGGATGCTAGAGATTTAGAAAGCATTAAACAAATTGCTATGGCAAATCCTAATAGTGCTGATTATGGATATCAATTGCAAGCAATTAAAGATATGTATGCTAATGACCCTCAAGGACTAAAATCTAAAATAGATCAAATGAGAGTTAATACTCCTAATAGTGCTGCACTCAAAGACTTAGAGAAATACTACGCAAGTTTAAAATAAATAAAAGATGGGATACTTCGGTCAACAAATATATAATGAGCCTATGTCGATGTATGTCGACCCTAAGCTCGATATATTGGCTAATAGTCTCGGAGCAGTTCAGAAGCGGCATGATGAAAATTATGCCGCTATGTCTGCTTTAGATATTATGGCTAATAATACTCAAGTCGCAGATGGTGATAGAGATATTAAGGATGCAGCATTAGGTAGACTTAAACAACAAAGAGATGCTATTGCATCTAGTGGTGATTATGCTTATGCTACTCCACGTATAGGGTTAGCTGTTAGAGATTGGTCTGCTGACCAAAATTTAAATATGGCTAAAGAGAATATGACTGCTATTAAAGAAGCTGAGAAAACTAGACAAGCTATGCAAGCTGCCGGTCATAGTGTTCTTGACTTTAATCCTGCTGAAGGTTGGAAAACTGTTGGAGCAGATGGTAAAGCTAGAAGATTTGTTGCTCAAAATGAGAAAGAATTAGACTACGATACTAGAGCACAAGAGGTAAGTAAACTTATAGCTAGTACTAGAAATTTAGGTTTAACTCCTGCTAATATCAGAGACTTCTTACAAAGTGGTTCTATCACTGGTATATCTGACCAAAGAGTTAAAGATAACTTAGAAGGTTCTATTATGCGTTTTATGAATAGTCCGGAGGGCGACCAAATGAAACGCAAACTTACTAAGATTAAAGGTATGGGTGAAGGTGAAGCAGATGATTATATTTCTAATTATTTGTTTAACGTAGGTAAAGCACAAACATTTACAAAAGAAGATGTTAACTATCAAGTTAATGCTCCTGCTGTACAACGTGAGAATAGAGAAGATCAACAAGCGTTTGATTTACAAAGAGATGCTATTAATCATAGACAAGCTCTTGAACTTCAAAGACAAAAAATTGCAGCAGATGCTATAGAAGAGGATAAGAAATTAGCTAAAGCTGCTACTGTTAAAGAGAAAGCAGAGAAAATAGCTAAGAAAGAAGCAGTTGCTTTAGCTCCTCATGCATTATGGGATAGAGCTGCAAGTCTAACAGATGAGAATGGTAACTATGGTACTGTTAGTAATGATGAAACTTTCTCAGGTATACACTTCCCTAAAGTAACTGTAGAAGATCCTGAAACTAAGAATAAATATGATGCTATGAGAGTTCCTATGGAAATAGGTACAATGGGTAGTACTTTTGTTCCTGAAGCTGCAGGATTTAATGAAGAACAAGTTAAGATAGCTAAAGAATACTATAAGAAAGAAAGTGATGTTAATACTATTAAAGAGAAACTCTTAAATTTAGAAGAACCTTCTGCAATATCAAAAACACTTGGTACTGCATTCCCAGTTATAGGTAAAGCTGTTGATATAGCGCAAGGTACATTCGGTGAAGATAAAGAAAGAAAGAAATTTTTACTCGAAAAAGATTTAGAAAAGGCTCAAGCAGAATTAAAGAAACTACCTGCTGAACATGCTAATATTGCAGCAAAATATAAAACTGCTTTTGAAGGAGATAATCTTAAAGCTTATGAAGCAATAGGTAAAAAGTTCAATGGTAAAGTAGTTGATGCCAATGTTAACATGAAAAATCCTACAAATACTTATCGTGTAAACGGTAAAAAGTATGGAGAGTTCACTACTAAAATGAAAGGTACTGAGTTATCTGATATGTCAGCTTCTGATTTGGAATGGGCTAAAACTCATAATCTAATTACTGGTTTAGGTCCTGATGATAAGATTGAAGAAAATAAATATTATAACGTTAACTTCGTATCTAAGATACCTGAATCTGCTACTATTGCAGAAGATTTTGATAAGAAGAAAATGGGTACTACTGATGTTGCTGCAAATCATGCTGAGTATGTAACTCAAAATGCAGAAAACCAACGTAATATGGCTAATCTAGGTTATAAAATGAAAGGTTTAATTGGTAATGCTCCCGTACCTGTAGACCCTACTAATCCTAAATCGAAACAAGTTCCTTTTAGAGAACGTACTAAGGTTTTATTACAGAAGCAATTAGATAAACAAGTAAAAGATTATATGGACGAACTTAACACAAAAGTTAAGGACGAAAAAGAAAGACAGTTATATATACAAAATGACCTTACTCCTAGATTAAATACAGCAAAAGAAAAAATCAAAGAAGTAGATAGATTTAGTTCTATGACTGATAGAGAAAGAGAAGCATTCATTTTATACCTACAAGAGAATAACGTATGAGAGGGCTAGATATTTTAAAGCAAGCAGGTACAACAGGACTAGGGGAAACAACTTCCCCTAGTTCAGGTACTAGAATGATAGAAGCACTTACTGAATCAGCTGCTACTTATGGAGGTCAAGGTTATTCTGATCCTCATAAAACAGATGCTCCTGAAATGATGGAAGAGTCTGGTGCAGGAGAAGATGATAGATGGAATTCTTTTGTTAATGGTATTGATGAAATTAAGAAATCTACTTACGGTTATAGACTAAAACCTTTTGAGCTTCGACAACAAACTGCAAAAAGAGAAATTCTAGCACTTCAAGATAAGGTAGCTAAAGGCTATATGACTCAAGAAGAAGCTGATAGAAAGATTCAAATGCAGCAAGATGAATTAAATAATATTCAAGAAGATCCTGAATATAATGCTATTCATAAAGATATAGCTGAAAAAGATACTGATATTGCTGCACGTCCTGTAACTAAACGTTATGAGATAAAATCAGAGCAAGCTATGATGGAAGAAAATACTAACTTCCATGATTATATGAAATATGAAATGCCTAAAGAATTAGGTGGTTCTGCTTCTGAAATTGGTACTCAAATGCTTACTACATTTGGTCCTCAGATAATTAATAAGATTGTTCAGAAAACTTTAACTTCTGTAGCTGCTACAGGTGGTGCAGATATTCCTGAATTACCTTGGGTTATGGCAGGTCTTGGTGCTACTGAAACTGCTGCGGGTCTATATGGTATTTACCAAATGAGACAGAATGAATCTCAAGCTGAAGCTAATGATGCTTATGAGCAAAAGGTTCAACAAGATATTGCAGTAGCAACAGAAAAGAATGGAGGTAATCCTATATCTGAACAAGAGAAACTTGATATTCAGATTAAGGCTCACGAAGGTCTTAAAGATGTAGTAGAACAAAATAATAACCTTAGTCTTTCTGATGCTGCCGAAGTTCTTGTAATGGCAACTCCGTGGAGAACTCTTTCCAGTATTGCTAAAGCAGGTAAAGCTGCTTCTGTATTTGGTAAAGTAGGTAAAGCGTTAACTGCATTTGAAGAATTAGGTACTGGTACTCGTATTGGTCGTGCTGCTAAAACTATGGGTGGCGTAGGTCTTACTGCTCTATTAGAGCAAATGGAAGAGACTGACCAGTTCTCAGTTACTCAACAATATCTTGCAGGTAAATATAAAGATGATAACTCTTTCTATGATAACTTTAAAGAAAGTTTAGGTCATAGAAAACAGTCTATTGAATATGCTACTACTGGTAAAACAGAAGCAGGATACGAAGAAGATGCTAACTATCGTAATGCTGCTCGTAGTGGCTTCATCTTAGGCGGTTTAATGTCCGGTGCAGGTGGTGTAATGAAAGTAGCTGGGGATGAATATACAGCTTATAATACTAGGCAAGATGTTAGTAAAATGACAGAAGCCCAGTTGAATGATGAAAAGGCTATGTATAGAGCTAATCTCTATACAAAATACTTTTCTAAAGGTAGAGAGAATTTTCTTTTTGAAGCATTAGATAATGTTGCTCAAACTAGTGCTAAAGACCCTGAAAGGTCTGCAATGGCTCAAAGAGAATTGGCTAAAGCTAAAAAAGGAAAAGAGTTATATGATAAAATCTATGACAATAATCCTTTATTAAGAGATGAACATGTAGCTGCTGTATTTAATAGAGCACAACATCTAACTTCTAGATTAGAGAATATAGATGTAACTAATAACTTAGATGCTGAGAATTATTTAAAAGAGCATGAGGCATTAACAACTTTAATTGCTAATCCTCAACTTAATCAAGCATTAACTAAACGTGCTGCTCTAGATGCTATGCGTAGCACTCTAGATAAGTATCATGCTATTCCTGAAGAACAAAAACCTTCTAATATCAAGGCTTATGAAAAAGTTCTTGAAGAGAAGTATGCAAAAACTCTTAATGAATATAAAGAGACTTTAGAGAATAATAATATTACTGAAGATAAAGTTAAAAAGAATCTTGAGCATATTCAGAAGTTAACTGCTGTTGAAGAGAAACGTACTAATGCTTCATTAGTTAGAGAAGATTTACATAATCAATTACTTGATCTTCATACTAGACAAGGTGCTAAAGACTTTTTAAACCGTGAATATGAAAGAGAACAAGCAGCTAAGAAAAAAATTGCTCCTGTAAAAGCATTTAATTTAGATGAAGGTACTGTTCCTCAATATGAAGCACATGAGAAACAACAACTTGCTACTGAACGTCTTAAATACAAACTGAATAAAGTTGAGCGTGAAGCTTTTGAAAAGAATATTCGTTCTCGTATAGATTCAGGTGAGAATGTAGATGATATTCTTGAAGAGATAAATGCTGAAAATCCTAAACTTGGCAAAGAAGCAACTCGTATGATTGACGAGGCTATTGCTAGTAAGGAAGAACATATATCTGATATTAAAGCAGAAGCAGATGAAATCGAAGAGAGTATTGCTACAGATGAAGCTATGGGTGAAGAACCTGATGCTGATCAAGTTGCAAGACTTGCTAGACTTAGAGGAGAAGATTATACTAGATTTGCAACACAGAAAGAAGCATTTAAAGCTAATCGTGAGAAACTTCAAGAAGAGATTCCTGAAGCAGATGATAATACTATTAAACGTAGAATCAAAAATACTTTCTTAAAAGGTTCTGAGTATATCCAAGATAAGTTTAATAAGAATCCTCATTATAATGATATTGCTTCTGTAAAGAGAGAAGTAAAGAGAGCTAAACATCTCAAGAAAATCTATGAAGATAGAGTTGCTCCTGAGATGAAAGCTTCAGAAGCATTTCAAGATTTTGAAGATACTATGGATAAACACATAGAGACTCTTGAAAATATAGAAACAGAAGTAACAAAACGTTTAGAAGATAGAGATGCTAGAGACAATCGGATTGTTGATAATGAAGCAGTTCTTGCTCTTAATCAATTAGGATTAAATCCTGATGGAACTGTTGTTGAAGGCAAAGAAGAGTTAAATGCAATTTCTAAATCTATTATCGGTGATGCCGATTATAATAGAGTAATGGCTGATGCCAAAGGCAAACTTACTCTTGTTCATGCTAATATCCTTATTCAAACTTTAAAGGATAACGTTACAGATCGTACTCGTATAGATGAAGCTATAGCTGATTCTAAGAAAGCTGTAATGAGAAAAATGCTTGCCTTACCTAATATACAAAAAGCTTTTGCTAAGAGAGGTAAGGTATTTAATATGTATCAGCTTAGTCCATTTAGAATGGTCAAAGACCTTATTAATGGTATTAAAGATGGTCTTGGTCCTGATGCTTATGATAATCAAAAAACTAGTTCTATATACAAATTCTTTAAAGAAGGAGATGTAGCTGAATTTATTAACGACCTTAATAATGAAGATAGAAGTACTAGTTCTGTAACTAAAGAAGAGATATTAGCTGTAGTTAAACTTCATGAGCAATATGCTTCGCTATTTGATTTAGAAGCTTCTCTTGATTCTAATTTTGATTTACATACTGAAACTGTAGCTGAACAAAAGCACGAAGAAGAATTAGCTGCTGATAAGAATAGAAAGACTCCTACTCCTTCTAATCAGCAATGGGTAGCAATGCGTCAAATTGTTAGATTTGTACAAGGTAAAACTAGCGGTAAGTTATTTGAAGATATTGCGTATATTAAAGGATTTGCAGGTACTGGTAAAACTAATGTAACTATACGTTGGGTTATTAAGATGTTAGGTCTTAAAACCAATCAGTATTATTTAGCAGGTCATAATGTACATTCAGCTGAAACTCTTAGTTCCAGCTTAAACAAGAGTGCTATTAATTCAGTAGATAAACTTATTGCTGATTTACCTACTATGGATTCTAACATCAAGTTTATTATACTTGATGAAGCTCCTGGTGTTACTAGTGCAAATCTTAGAGCAATTAGTACTGCATTACAAACTTTGAATAAAGGTCGCAAAGAGAAAGTAAAACTTCTTTTTATGGGAGACCCGAATCAAAAGGTTGCTAATAAAGTTAAGTCTATGCTTGAGAGTCCTACTGAATTAGTAGGTTCAGAAAACATGACATCTATTAGTCCATTAACTATTAGATTCCGTTCTGATATTGCAGCTATTGTAGATGTTCAGGATTTATTTATAGACCAAGATCAAGACTTAACTAAGAGTACGATTAGTACTAAAGCTAATACACTGAATCCCTCTACTCTTTCTAGCTCCATTCCATTATTGGGAGTGAACGGAAGTCTTAGAGATTTTGATAAAGATGTAATGGCTACTCTATTAGCCCGTAAGGATGATAGAAGTCGTACTCGTGCTATTATTGTTGGTAATGATGCTGATGTAGCTAAGTATGAAGCTATGTTGAAAGCAGCAGGTATCGACAATGTTCAGGTAATGACTGATACTGATGCTCAAGGTAGAACTATTAATGAGGTATATACTAATATCCCTTTTACCAATGAGTATAGAAGTGTACAAGAGTATAATACAGCAATGTATACTGCTACTTCTAGAGCAACAGATTACATTTATATTGGTGGTTTCAATGTAGATAATCAGTTATCTGATACTATTGAGAGTAATAAGGAAGAAAAAGAGAAACAAAATAAAGACCGTTCTGCTAAATTTATTGCACAGCGCAAAGCAGAATTGATTAAAATGGATAATCTTTTACCTCCTAAAGAAGCTAAAACTCCTGATACTGAGAAAGCTACTACTGTTGCAGATGATATATCAGATGCCGATTATGCAGAATTTGTAGATAATGATAATGTTTCTCAAGAAATATTAAATCGTATTGCTGATAAGATTATCAATAATGAGAAATTAACTGATAGAGAGCAAGCTATCTTTGGAAGTAAATCCAAAGAGATAAATGATATTATTAGTATATATCATGCACAAAATGCTACTACTGCCGATCCTGCTATAGATGAACCACTTGAAGATGAACAAGCAGTTCAAGACGATTTTAAATCAGAAGAAGATCACGTAGAAGTTGAATACAATCCTGATAATCAGGATGGTATGAATGAGAAAGAGGGTAATGGTCAAGTAACTGCTGCTCCTCTAGGAGTTACTCAAGGAACAGATATTTATACTATTGGCTATCCTACAGGTGCATCCGTAGCAAGAAAAAACAAAGATGGTAGTTATGGTCCTGGAGTTAAACCTGGAGATGAAGTTCATTATGTAAAAGCTAAAACTTCTAGTGGTGAATATTACATTGCTATCTTAGCTCCTATTGAAGGTCAAAGAGGAAGATATCATGAAGTAGGTATAGTATCTAAGAAGGAACTTGCAAAAGGAGTTAAAGACCAAGATGAACTATATATCTTATTACAAGATGCTCTTAATGATGATTTAGGAGATACTTATCCTTCAAGTGCATTTACTACAGAAGATAAGAGTAAAGGTATACTTAAAGTTTCAGTATTAAATCCTATTACTTCAGGTAGGATTGCTCATACTCAAAAACTTGCTTATAAATATGGTGCACCTAAACCTTATGATGTTCTCAATACTATTAGTAGATTTGTTAAAGGTTTCTTTACTAATGGAGAAAATCCAGATATTAATAAAATAAGTGAAAATAGTAAAGTTCGTATTTATACTACAAACGGAGTTGGGGAATTAGTTCAAAGTTATAAAGATAAGGGTAAGGAAATTCCTTTTACTCCTCAAGCAGGTGTGCCTTATCTTGTACTTGATAATCTTACTCGTTCTGCTAAATTTAGTAAGCAACAGTTTATCCGTTTAACTCCTGCTTTCCTTGATGAAAATAAACACTCTAAATATACTAGACCTATTAAGAAGTTAATAGCTGCTATTGAAGAGATGGATTATTTTATGGAGGGTATAGAATTTGGTACTCCTCAATATAGTGAAATCATTAAAGCTGACGATGAATATTTACTTAAAATAATAGGTAGTGTATTACCTAAAGTAACTACTGAAAACTTTAATGATTTCTTAGATGCAAGAGATAAATTACATGACCTTGTATATAGTAAAGAATTAGAACGTTTCAAAGATTCTAAAGACATTAAACAAAATCACCATGTAAAAGATACATCAGACAATAAAATGTTTGATGGTAATGCAAGAGTAGTTAAACTTATTGAAAAGGACAATAAAGTAACATCTGCACAAGTGAAAGCTTCTGATGGTACAATTATGATTGTTCCTATTGAAAATCTTGAAAGAGTTGCTGTAGAGAAACGTGTAGCTGGACCTGCTCAAATTGCTCTTAATGCTATTGCAAAAGCTAATGCTAATCCTAATGGATATCCTATTAGAGTTTACAAAAAGATTCCAAATCGTAACGGTATTGGTTTCACTGTTGAATCTTTTGCTAAAGGTTTATTAATTGAACAAGGTGAAACTTTCTCTTTAGAACAGTTAAAAGAGTTAATGCAATTTGATGGAGAAGGTAAATCTTCACTTCTTCATGTTCCTTTAGATATTAAACACTTTCAAGAGAATAGTGAATCAGAAGGTACTAGTCTTGCTAATGTTTCTGATTATATTAATGATACTTTTGAAGAAGTTGCTTCATCAGCAATCTCGATTGAGAGACCGTCAGCTAGAAAAGAAAGAGAGGTAACTAAACCTGCTGAAACTCAAGCTGCACCTAAACCTGCTGCACCTAAAGCTAAATCTGCTGCTGAAGTTAAAGAAGAAGAACTTGATAAATTCCTACCTAGAGGTAAGAAATTACTTATAGATGTAGATGATACTATCATTAAGACTTCTGAAGCTGTTGAGAAACTAGATTTTGAACATAGTTCTGCTAGTAAGAAGCAAGCTTTCTTCTTCGAGAAAGGTATCTATGAAGAGCAAGTAGATAACATGTTAGCTAAAGTAGAACTTACTGAATTAGGTAAACTACTTCTTAAAAGATTAGCTGATGGTTCTATCAAAAAAGGAGATATTCATATAGTAACTTCAGGTAAAGGTAGAGTTAAATATCTATCTGATCTTTTAGGTATTCCTGTAGCTCAAATTCTAACTGGACAATCAGATAAGAATAAGATGGACAGGGCACATAAGTATGGAGATACTATAATTGATGATAATCGTTATATTACTGATAATACTAAAGGTAGTATCCATTACGATTATACTAAAAATGAAATCTCTGCAATAGATGAAACTTATAAAGCTGAAAAGGCTAAAGAAGAAGAAGCTATAGTTAATGAGAATGTTCTAACTCCGGCAGAGATTAAAGCAAAAAAGAAAGCTGATCTTGCAAAAGCTAAGAATAAACAAAAGTTTGGAAATAAAAGAGAATTACTTAAAGAACGTGGTACTTCTTTAGGACATTTAGTTAAAAATCCTTATGATTTAGTTCGTAAGATTATCCCTTCTATTAGAAAGGAAGATGTTAAAGTTGTATCAGAAGCAGTAATGCTTAAACTTACTGATGGTAGAGCTGCTTGGGGTCATTTCAGAGAAGGTATTATTTATCTTCTTGAAGGTGCAGAAGGTGTATATCATAAAGTAATTAGACATGAAGCTTTTCACCGTATCTTTAATAACCATTTAACTGAAGCAGAAAGAGAAAAATTAATTAAAACTGCTAGACGTATTAATCCTGCACTTGAACATATTACTCCTGTACGTGTTGAAGAATGGTTAGCAGAACAATATCAGAACTGGACTACTAAAAGAGGTGTTGTATCTCTTGCATTAATAAACGGATTCAAGAAAATATTAAACTGGTTAGGTTTATATAAAGCTAACTTCGATAATATTGAGAGTCTATTTGATGCTATGGATGCAGGTCTACTTGATAAAGAAGGCGAAGTAGTAGAAGATGCAACTAGAAATTTAGTTAAAATCCGTGAAGATTATTTAACTACTGACCATTACAGAAAAGCTAGAGATTTAGTTACTAGCGGTATGTCTAATAGATTAAATGCTACTGAATGGGATGATGAAGAAGGAGCTTTAAAGAAAGTAAATCTTAATAAGGACGGCTCTAATATGAAAGAAGCTACTCCTATGCCTTTTGAAGAAGCTATTAATGATTTACGTGAGGAATTTAAATATTATTTAGACCTTTATACTGAATCAATAGCTGAAACTGTAGAAGAAGGAGAGCAACCTGACGAAGATGATATTTTTAGTAAAGAACTTTATACTATTCTTAATGACCCTCGTAAATCTAAAGATTTATTAAGAGAAATCTATCCTACTTTATACTTAGGTAATAAAGAGTTTACTGAAAATCTTGCTGAGACTGATGAAGAAATAGCACAAGAAATAGAAGATGCTCAAACTGATGGTAGTATTTACGAAGATATTATTGAATCAGATAGAATAGATAACGAATCTGCTGTTAAACGCGGAGTTAAAGATTTCTTAGCTACTATTGTAGATGAAGGAGGTAATATAGTTAACCCTCGTATGGGCTATATCAAATTACTTGAAGGTTTTGTTGGTGTAACTACCAAAGACTTAGGTAAAATGATAGAACAAATAGGTCTTAACTTTGGTCCTACTAAAACATCTAATCGTAAAGTTGCTGCTATCTATGATAAAGTTGTAGACTTAATAACTACAGCTAATGATAATAGTGATGCTAATGGTAAACCTTTACCTACTTTTGATAAGATAGGTTATGATTTCCAAAATGATGATGTATTTATCTTTAAGAATGCAATGGATAAAACTTCATCTGTATCAAGAGGTAAAATGACTTCTGTTGCTTTCATGAAATCTATTGCAGCTGCATTAGAAAAAGAAGGTTATGTAGTTAATAATGAAAGACTTAATCTTCAATATAAACGTGCAGTAGCAAAAGAAGTTCTAACTCAAATACGTCAATCTATTGGTTCACAACGTAAAAAGAATGTGATGATAGCTGTTAGAGCTACTAGCCAATGGGATAGTCAGAAAAAAAGAGAATTCTATGGTGTTAGTTATCGTTATGTTTCTGTACGTGAACAAGGTGCTAAACAAAATATGCGTGCTGCTGTAGAAACTGCTTTTATGACTAAAGGACCAACTATTCCTGATGCTTTAAAGCAACGTTTCTTAGAAACAGCAGATGATAGTACTGAAGCTACAACAAAGAATATTGAGGACTTAATACATTATCTAGGTTTACCTAAACCTACTATTGTTAAAGGTGAAGAATTTAATATTCATGCTTCTCTTAAAAACTTATTTCAACAAGTCGAAGCTGTAGGTAAAGAAGAAACAAAAACTGATATTGATGATGATGGTAATGAAGGTGTTGAGAAAAAGGTTACGTTTACTTGGGATCAATTCTTAAAAGACTCTAATCAACGTATAGAGAATCTTACAGATTTACTTGTTAAAGATAGTGAGGATTTACGTCCAGTATCTTATATATCAGGTGATGGTAAGAAACGTTATGAATGGACAAATAGTTCTTTTGGTGTTGATACTCTTATTCATCTTACTAAAGGTTTTGTAGAAAATAGACCGGATTTTATGGAATCTGCTGTATTCCGTAGAAACATTCTTATGGGTAACGGTAAAACTAAACGTGAGAAAGCTGCTCATAATAAGATTCATAGTTTTGTAGACCATGATTCTATAAAGGAAAAGGATAATAAATACAAACCTACTCCATATAAAAATGAGACTTCTGAGCAATGGTTACATCGTAATATTAATTATACTTTTCTTTCTTTAATTGGTAATGCTAAAGCATCTAAAGGTTTTAGATATATTCAACAGTTTTATACTATATCAAATAAACCTGCCCCTTATAGTGCTGAATTAAACCTTAAAAAGTCTAGTGAGATTAAGGACGTAATCTATCAAGCAGTAATGCAAGAAGTTGAGAGACCTTATCAAGATGCTCAGAATTATGGTAAGAACTATAATAAGTCTTATCTTGCAGGTTTAACTGAAGCTGATATAACTGAATTAAGAGACCTTCAGGAATATGAAGCAATGGATATTTCAGGTAAGGAATCTCAATTCAATAAGTTACTAGAAACTAAAATAGATAAAGTATTTGCAGCTATTGAGAAGAAAAGTGAGAGATTAGTAGATAAACTAATTGATGCTAAGTTTGTATTAGATTATGATGTTCATAAAACTCAAAATAAACTTCTTGCTCATATAGATGATAAATACAAAACTGCTGATGGTAAAGCATTATTAGAAGAACATACTTTACCTGAAAGTTTACAGTCTATAAAGAATAAAGAGTATCAATTGACTAAAGAACAATTGCTACCTTTAATGGACTTATGGATGAAGAACAATTATATGAACGGACACTTCCTGAACCAATTGGTAATGGGAGACCAAGCGTTCTATAAAAATCCTGCTGACCAAATTAAACGTATGTCTATTGCATTTGCGATGGGTTATAGTGGAATGGTTAACAATGAAGGCTTCATGAAAGAGAAGTTTACCGTTGCTGTTGCCAAGAAAATAATGTTCGGTATTACTGAGAAACAGTTCAAAAAACATCAAGCTTTCTATGGTAAAACAGGTGAAGCTGCTGATGCTCAAGGTTATCATACTCCTGAAAGAGGTCTTGACATTAGAAAAGGTTTCGGTAAAGAAATGGCTTTAGGTGCTATTATGAAACCAGTATACTGGGCTTTAAATAAATTAGGTGTACCACAAGGTATGAAATATAGTACTATTGAACTATCAGATGCACTTCTTTATAATAAAGATGGTTCTGAACGTTTCCCTGAATTAGTTAGATTACGTCAAGAAATGTATGATAAAAAAGTAGATGAATATGTATTCATATCTGCTTTTAAAATTGGTGCTCCTGAAAACCTTACTGGACATGGTATTAACGAAGAAAATGTTTATACTGATGCTCAAGGTAAAAAGCAAAAAGGTATTGACCCTCGTTCTATAGTTGAATTGGATAATAGTAATTGGAGAATTCAGTTAAATCCAGTACATACTCTTGAAGGAGAAACTGCTCACCCTACTCAGATTACCTATTTTGTTGATATTGACGGTAAAAATAGTAAAGCTGCTAATGAATTGTTTAAACTGAATGCTAAGTTAATTAGAAGAGGTTTAAATAGAATGAATCAGAAACTAGGTGGAGGTAATGGTAATGCTTCTAAACTTAGAAAGTTCTTCCTTGATTCTTTAGGTGCTACTGATGCAAGACTTTATGACTTCATGAGTGCTAAAGATAAAGATGGTAACTATTTACTATCTCTTAACTTTCCTACTGTAGTTAATAAAGTTGTAACTCAGATTGCTTCTACTGTATCTAAAGCTACAGTTCAAGTTAAGTATGATGGTACTAAATTACCATTACAAGCTGACTTTGGTATTAAGTATATAGATGAAAGCGGTAAAGAGAAATCAAGCCGTAGACTTAAAATCAGAACAGAAACAACTGTTGATGGTAAGAAAGTTCAGTATGCAGAGGTACTTATGGATAATATCTATAAAGACCAATTTCAAATGGGAGATATTCTATTTGAAAGTGCATTAGCTTTCCGTATTCCTTCTACTGAATTACACTCCGCTTTACCTATTAAGATTGTAGGATTCTATGATGGTAAAGGAACTAACGTTGTAATTGCTCCTAGAGAACTTACTATTCTTCATGGTAGTGACTATGATATAGATGCTCTTTTCATTATGAGAAGAACTCCATATCTTCCTAAACAAGGTGAAAAAGAATCTAAAGCTGACTATGCACAAAGAGCTAATTATAAAGATTTGCTTATGCATGGTGCTATTATAGGTAGAAAACTTGATGGTGAAAAGATTCCTAAGTTTATACCTAGAATGGAGAAAGAGATTAAAGACCTTAAAGAAAGAAAGAAAATTCTAGATAAGAAAGATGATAAAGAGGAAATCAGAAGAATTAATAAGTATATTAATTTGCTTGATGGTGCTTTAGATTCTGCTATTAAGAATGAAATCGTAGATAAATTCTTAGAAGTAGTTACAGCTAGAAGAAATGAAGAGCGTATGATGACTCCTATTAGTATGGATCGTTTAAATGATTTGGAAGATAATGAATCTGTATTTAGTAAACTAAAAGCAATAGGTGTAACTGTTGAAAAAGAGTATGACTTAAATGACCCTATTGATCAAATGCAAATACATCAAGATAACTTTAGCGGTACTGCTATCGTAGGTGCTATTGCAGATTTAGTTAGAGGTCTTTCTTATACTCTTCAATCTTATAAACCTGATTTTGATACTAGAATAAAAATTATTAAACGTTTCAAAACTCCTGAAAAGGTTGAAGCTTTTAATAAAGCAATGGATATTTATAATAAGGCTGTTACACAAAGTAATAAGGGTGAAATAACTTATGAAGAATTCCGTGCAACAGCTGAAGCTGCTTTTAAAGAAGTAGAAGATGAATTTAATATTGTTTATGATACTCCTTATGTTTCAGAAACAAAAACGCTAGCATTTGATGGTAAAGTATATAATAAATTAACTATTAAAGAGAGTGGTAAGAAACAGAAAAATGGTAAACCTTTCAACGTTTCTGATACTTTTGATGCACTTATAAATGCTGCTCTCGATAACGTTAAAGAACAGATTCTACCTATTATCAAACTTACCAATAATACTGGCAAAGCTTATTTTGGTATGCTTGCTGTTGGTATGCCGCTTGTAGCTACATCTAAACATTTTCTTACTCCTGTAATTAAGAATCTTGCTGATGCTCGTAATATGAAACTTGCTCAATCAGAAAGTGTAAAAGTATTAAATGCACTTATTGCTGAAAAAGCTGGTAATATTACTCCTGAAGCATTAGATGCAGTTAAAGATAATGTTAAACTTGATGAAGAGGCTCTTGATAATTTAATTAAAAAAGGAAATGAAGAAGATTTTAGTATAGATAAACTTACTATAGAAGAGCTTATAGTTCAGCAAAAAGCATTAACTAATTTTATTAATGGTAATAGTAATGGTGAAGATATAGGTCAAGTAGCTAAAGCAACTAAGATACTTAAACAGTTTCCAGTAGCACAAGAAGAGATTCAAGACTTAGTAGATTTATTTGATGATCTTAAAGCTGCTAAAGATGGGCTTTTAGGTACTATAAATATTATGTCTTTACCTCATATTAAAGAAGCACACCATTCTTTAATTAAAGTTAGTAGTATTGTTAATAATCAATTCTATAAACATAGAGAGGAACTAAATAAGGTTGCTGAAGCAGCAATTAGACATACTGGAATTAGATTAGATTCAAATATCAATAAGAATAAGAGAATGATACGTGATGAAATTATGCGTATGTTCTTATCAGGCTTATCTTATGTATCTGATGGAATTACTGTTAACTTTAATACTTCTAATGCTACATTTAAACAATTTGCTTTAAATAAAAAGAATGAGCAAATACCATTAGAAGGAGCTAAAGATTTAGTAGGTCTTAATGCTTTCAACCAAAGTTTTGTTGAAGAAGTTCGTGCTGCACAAAAAGCTAATCCTGCTAATAAGTTTTTAAGTAAGATAAGAATAGCACCACAGTTAGGAGTAGGCAAGAACATGTATCAAGTAGAATATAATACTACTGCTGCAATGGAACAAGCTGAGATTCAGGATTTACAAAAAGCTTTTAATGAATTAAAAGTTGATGGTAAATTTACTCCTTTTATGCATAACTTTGTTAAATATGCTGCTTTGAATCAAGGTCTATCTTTTGGTCTAAGTTCTTATAGCTTATTACTACCTGCCGAAGTCTATGCAGATTTCGATACAGCAATGAATAAGTTCTTTAATACTTTACTTAGTCCTACAGAAGCTAGAAAGCCTGAGATAGTTGAAAAGAGATTTAAGAATCTTAATGAATACTTTGCAGCTAAATTTGCTAAACAGTTTCCTAGTAAACTTGCTACTAATAAAGAGTTTGTCAAAAAACCTGGAACTATTTATCCCGAACAAGGTTTTGATATACTTCCTAATGGTGAAAGAGTTAACTATGAGTTAAAGTATGAGTATGAGAAAGCTTCTGAAACTACTCAAGCTGTACCTGATGGTGATAATAAAGATGAAGCTACAGTTAGTTTAGATGAAAAACAAGGAGAACCTACAACTCAAGTAGCTGATGCTGCTGCACCTAATGATAATGACCCAACACTAACTAAGGAGATTAAGATTAATGGTTTCCCTGACTTCCTAAGTTACTATGAGAAATCCTATGTAAGAGTACCAAGTAAAGAAGGAGATCCTTATGTATATTATCAATATCTTGCTAGGGAAGAGAAAGGTAGTAAACAAGGATATGAGTTTGATAAAAACGTTATGTTCTTTGGTTATAGTCTTGCTGATGCCTTTAAAAGAGATGTTAAAGCTCGTAGTGTTCCTAAAGCTAATGACCAAAGTGAATATTCAGGCGATCCTAAATATAATCATTTTGAACTTGAAGATACAATTACTTTAAGGACTTTGAATGATTCTGAAAGACTTAATGCTTTTGATTATACTATTAAAAGTATAACTTATACAAGAGGTAGTAAGATTTTAGAAGATAGAGAAGGTGCGGATAAAGTAACTTATGGGTTGGATAATGGTAGAAAAGTTATTAACTTTAATCGAGAAGAATTAAGTGAAACTGATATTGTAGACTTAGACGAATTATGTAAATAACTATGGGCGCAACTTGTAATCTAGTGCCCCTGATAAAGAATAAAGAAGGTGAAATGGTGGAGAGCAAGCTCTTCACCGACCTTCTTTTATCGGGGATGAAAAGAAATGAAGCAATACGTATGTATAATCTTATCTATACATCTGCCTTTAAATCTAAGAATGGTGATTGGGAATATTTTCCATCTAAGTATAGAGGTGAACTTGATGAGAATGGTCAACCAACTCTTGCTACACTTAATGCTTCTCTTTCTTCTAGCTATAAGCTGAGAACCCAAGAAGATACACTTGAGGATTCAGCTAGAAAAATGGAAGGATTAACCAAAACCTTTGCTGATGCAGGTATTGATGTTAATGTGAAGTTTGATAACTCTCTTGGTGAGAATGCTAATGTTAAAGGTACAGGAGATAGAAGTGCAACTATTACTCTAAACCCTAACAAGGTATTTAAAGATACTATACCTCATGAATATGGACACGTTTATATTGATATTCTAGGAGATGACCCTATTATTCAGCAAGGAGTAGACCAACTAAGAGATAGTAAATTAGCAGATGAAGTTAGAGAAACATATCCTGACCTAAGCGGAAGAGCTTTAGATAAAGAGATTCTTACTACTGCTATTGGTGTAGAAGCTGCTGACCTTTTTGATAATCCCGAAGCTGTTAAACGTTGGAACTTTTGGTTAAGTAGAGTCTTTAGAGCAATCGGAGAGAAACTAGGTATTCAACCTAACGTAGCAAAGAAACTTGCTATGGATATGGTACGTGGTAAACTACGTGAAGGTAAAGGTAAAATATCTAGAGATATTCAACAGCAAAGAGCTACTCTTGAAGATGTAGAACAACATATTGCAGAAAAAGGATATGAACTTTCTCCTGATGAAACTCATTATACAGATGTAAATAAAGACTTTGAATTTGGTCGTGGTACAGAAGTCTTACATAAGATGTATAGTAATGATAATCCTAAAGGTGAACCTAATCTATCTTATGAAGAACATGCTGCACGTGAGGAATATAGAAAAGCTAAGAAACAATTTGCAGAAGATATTTCTGTAGATGGTAAGACAATGACCTATAAAGAACTAGTTGAGTATAAGCGAATGAAGCAAAATACTGACTGGAGAATTAGAGGTAAGATTGTCCATGCTATTATTCAAAATATTATTAAACCTAGTGAGAAGATTGCTAAGGATTTAGCTGGATATTATGCAGGTAAGAAAGGAGAATCCTTTGCTATTGATGAAGAAGAATACTCTTGGGTAGAAGAAAAGATAGGAGAAATATTTGAAGCTGTAGGAATTAACACCTATCAGAAAGGAATTAAACCTAAAGATAAAGATAAAGTACTTTCTGAAGTTACTATTGCTTCTAAGTTGATGGGTATTGCTACAACTATAGATACTCTAGTACAAGATGCAAAAGGGTTATTTTCTATATTTGACTGGAAAACTGGTAACTTATTATCAGATGCTACTTATGCTAACTTTATGAAGTATGGTAGAAATCAAATAGAACCTATACTTGATACCAAGCTTAATAAAGCTAAACTTGAAGTAGTTCTTCGTGCTATGATTTTTAAAGAAAGTATGAAGGATAAAACTGTACGATATAAAGATCTTGCTATTGTAGGAATATCTAAAAATAACCCTACTCAAGTTCATGAGATAAATATTGAACCTTATTTAGGTTTGATAGAATCTTATTATGCTGATGCAGCTAATGAAAAACTAGATGTGTATGCTCAACTTAAAGCACAAGGTTTATTTGACCCTACTCAATATATAGGTAATAATGATGAATTAGTAGATGACAGAACTAAGAACATGACCGTAGCTGAAAAGAAAGTTTTTTGGGCTAATGAACTTCGTGAACATACTAATTATATTAAAGACCTTAAAGAAAATAAGAAGAAGAGTTATGCTGAAATTGGTGCTGCTGAAGCCAAACGTTTACAACTTGTAGACCAAGTTGCTAAAGTTAATGCCGAATTAGGTGAAGATCCTACTACAGATGATATATCTGATATGGGTTGGATTAAACGTAAGATTGGTAATATGAATAGTATTAAGAATCCTCGTATAAAAAGCTTTATAAAAATTCTAACTAATAGACAGAAATCAGGTAGAGATAGAATAAGAGAGATTCATGAGCATCTTGATGAACTTGGAAAGAAAGTTTATACTGAGTATTTCGATAAGCATGGAATGAAAGACTTGCTTAAGAAAGCTACTCTTGGTGGTCTTAATGCTTTAAAATATCAAGAAGTATTTGAGTTCATGAATGAATACAAGAAGGATGATACTCACGATGGTTATTATACTAGAGTTATTACTCAAGCGCAAGTTGATAGTGGTAAATATTCTCAAGCACAATATGAATATAATAAGTATATTCGTGAAACGATGCAGAAAGAATATAAACAAGCAGTAGGTAAAATATCTCACTATAGAGGTAAACATGCTGTAACTATTGCTGAAGCACAAGGACTTCCTGCTGAACTTGACCCTGACTTTATGCCTCGTTATGCAATGACAGGAGAAGAAGCTATTGAAAGAAATGGTAGAATGAGTAAAGAGTATAAGGATTATTTTATAAATTCTGTACTATCTGATTTTACTGCAAATCAATATAAACCTAATGATAAACAAAAAGGAGGATTACCACTTAAATTTATGGGTAGTTCTAATATAATTAAGTCTCAAAACCATACGTTATCTTCTGAAATATCATTTAAGAACTTCATATCTAATGTCATTATGAAAGATGAATTAGATGATATGCAATCTTTAGGAGATGGTATAGTTGAGTTGCTTAAAACTAAGACTGATAATGAAGGCAATGAGTTCAAGAATACTATTGAATTCCTACAAGATCAAATACTTCTTCATGTTCAGGATACTAAAAGAAATCCTAAATGGACTAGTCGTCATATTACTTTCACTTATGAGGGAGAAAAGAAAACAGTATCTATTGATAAAGTTTTAAGAGGAATAAAATCTTGGGTATCATGGTCAGCTATGTGGGTAAAACCTATTCCTGCTATGTTTAATGCTGGATTAATTGTAGTAATGAACTCTAATAAAGCTATTGTAGGTTCTATTGCGAAGAGGTTACCTGGTGCTAATCCTGAAGATTATGATTTTTCAATAAGACATTTAGCTAGAGCACAAATAAACTATGCTGATTTCTTATTCCATGCAATGATGGGTCAGAAAGAGAAAAGTAAACTTTGGCAATTAGCTAAACATTTAGATTATCTACCTGATAATTATGATTATGCTATACGTAAAAGTGAACTTCAATTTAAGAAAAACAGTCTATTAGATAGGTCAAACCTTTATTTCTTTCATTCTATAGGTGAAGAATATGCTGCTCTTACACTACTAGGTGCTCAAGCACATCATTATAAAATGGGTAGTATGTCTATGTGGGATTCTTATGATTTTAAAGATGGTAAGTTTCAATATGTAGGAGATCGTAATATGAAGTTAGCTAATGGAGAAACTCTTACAGCCTTATCTGCTGAAGAGATTCGTAAATTCAAAAGGGTATCTTCATTAGTACATGGTGGTTATAGACAAGATGAAAGAACTTCTCTTGACCTTACAGCTATGGGTCAATTACTTAATCAGTTTAAGAAATATTTACCTAACGTACTTGAAAGTATGGGTCAATCTAAATATAATGATGACTCTTTAGGTAGATATGAACTACGTCAAAATGAAGCGGGAGAAGATGTTTATACTTGGATAGCTAGAATTAATGAAGGTCGTGCAAGAGTATTAGTAAAATGGTTGGGTGCTACATTAAGACTTCAGAATGATCCTAATTATAAGTGGTCTACTATGCCTCAAGAACAGAGACAACGTATTGTAGAACTAATGGTAGCAGGTACATTCCTTGCTGGTATGAATGTTGCTAATGCAGTTCTACATGGAGACGATGATGATGATGATGATAAAATGACTGATTGGGAGAAAATGATTCAACGTAAGTTACTAAGACTTGCTGATGATCAATCTCAAGGTATTGCCTTTTGGGATGTTCTTAATTCTGTTCAAAGTCAAGCTTCAGCTTTACCTAAGTTATATAAAACGAGTTTGGCTATGAAAGATATTCTAATAGAAGGTCTACTTAAAGGTAAGAGAACTCAAAAGGGAGATATTCCAGGTTGGAATTATCTTCTTGGTCAAGCTGTTCCTTTAGCTTCTTCTTGGAAAGATGTTAGTAGATATATTGATACTGACCTTGATGAAACTACTTCGGCACATTGAACGGTAAAAAAAAGGATAGCCCGAATGGACTATCCTTTTTCTTTATTTAATGCCCTAAACATTGGACGTTACGAACCGCAAGAAACGCAGCCTTCATCCATATTACAGGAGGGTTTTCGTTCCTTAGAATCATCAACATCGAATGTTACAGGAATCTTATAAGGAATACTAGCAATAACCTCATAGCAAGTATTACATTCTATTGTAAGTTCAGCTCCACCATAAACTGAAATAATAATCTTATGTCCTACGTGTTCTGCAACCTTAGCTGCATCTATATTAAAATCTTTCATAATATATATAGTTATATGTGAGAATACTGAACAACTGTATAGACTAAATTGTTTAAAACAATCTCAGCTTATGTTAATATGTATTAGTTTCGTTAAGTCCTACTAGATTATGAAGGTTAACTGGACTATAATTCAAAGATTTAAGATACTTACCATCTTCTACACGTTTGATTACATGGTATTCACCTTGTGTATCAATGTAAGTACTAATACCTTTTTCAGTATAAGCCGCTACACCTGCCAAAGCAACATCTGCTTCTGTATCAAATTTAGACATATTACTAACATATACCGCTTCATCTCCATCAGGAATGATATGTTGGAAACCAAAGCATAAGTCAGTACCACTAGCAACTACTCTTTGATCAAGACAAGCATCTAATACTTCTACTAGATTAACTTCATTAGTATCTGCTTTTACTAATAAACTATCCAAAGGTAGAGTAACAAGATGTTCTTTTAATTTAGGTTCTACTTCATATATCTTATCAAGTATCTTATCTATTGATTTATGTAGTATTATTGCAAAAGTACCAGCTAATCCCATTGCTTCTGCTTTCTCTTTAAGTTCTTCAAACTCTAAAGCAAGACGTAATTTCATTTCAGGTACAGTAGGAATGCTAGGAGTATCTCTAACAGTTTGTCCTACTACTTCCATTGTACTTTTGGTCAATTCGTGGATAGTTTCCATTATTTATTTCTTTTTATAGTTATTGGTGTTGGTCTATTAACAGTTCTTATAGTAGCATTTTTCTTAGCAACTTTCTTAATCTCTCCGAAAGCTACTTCTTTAATACGAGCAATTATCTGACGTTTTACAAAGTTTGGGTAAACTCCATTTAAATGTAAATTACCTGAATTCCTTACTGTATACACGTCACGAATATCATCTTTATATGCTAACTTTATATCGACAATTCCGCAACGTCTATCTTGAGGCATTACTGTAATCCCTATGAGTTCCCATTCTTCTTTTTCTATATCTTCATTAGAAAGATATAGTTTACTTCTCTTAACTTCTCGCTCTTCAACCTTAGTTTCTATAAAGGTTTCTACATCTTTCTTGTTCATATAATATCATATTATATTTACATGAAATTCTATATCTTCCCCTTCCTGCCCTAACATATATACTTGCTCTAGCATTGTCTTTATCATATGACAATTAGAAAAGCCTTTAGCTAAGGTATTAGCAGTCCAATCAACTTTATCTTCTTCTACATAAAATTGTTGTCTACCATCAAACGTAATCTGAATATACTCTCGTTCTTCAGTCTTACCTTTGTTTATCTCCACTAGCATTAGTAGTCGTCGCTCGCTCCTCCGCCTCCAAAGTCTCCCCCACCAAATCCATCAAAAGATGAATGATCTGATGAATCAGTAGAGCTAGAAAAAGAAGAAGCATCATCTGCACTACTAAGTAAAGAATCTAAAGGATCTAAGAAAGAAGTATTAGTATTGCTGCCATCATAATGAGAGTCACTACTATACGTAACAACTTCTTTAAAGCATGTTCTTTGTTCTTCATAATTAGCACTCATAAAAGTAGGATAATCTACTATCTTACCTCGTCTACCAAATCTACAATCTCTCGTTATTTCGTAACTCATAATTTTATTTATTAGTATTGTTTAATTCTGCTTCACCATCAGATTGAGCAGTAGATATATCGCTTCTACTTCTTTCTGCTATATCTTCAAATGATTCTACTATACCTTGTTTAGCAGAATACCATTTACCTTGATACTTAAATTCAAATCCAGAATCTCTCATAGTGATAGCGAGGATTTCCCCGCTATCAGTTCTGAGAATAATAGGATTATATACTTCAGTTAATTCAAGTTCATTATCTAATCCTATGTTTATACGCATTAGAATTGTGTTGCAAGTACTAATGATTTCTGCATAATATCATAAGTAGAACCCATAAGCAAAGATGACATTTTAGCTTCATCATTCTTATAATCCTTCACATTAGAATAGTAACCAGTAATTGCTTGATATGCTCCCCATGCAGTTCCTTTAGTTGTTTCTAATTGTTGAGTAGGATGCTCATAAGCATACTTAGTAATATTGCCAATAATATTGCTAGAGCGAGTAGATAGATCAAACTTATCGTCTTTGTTTAACATACGTTCTAGTGTATCTCCTAGAACTACAGTTTCAATATAGTCCATCAACTGTTTATCAGTAATACGAACCTTAGCCATATTATTATAGATAGCTGTAAGTTCTTCTGTAAGCTTATTGGTAATACCGAGAACAGCATGAGCCTTTTTCAAGTTATCATGAACTGATTTAGTATGACGGATAGTTACTCTTGCCGCGTTGCTTCTAAGTGCAGCATTAAGAGTATTATTACAAACAACCCTAATAGGAGTAAACATGGCTTGTATAGAACCTGATCCATCGTGTGAGCTAGTAAGTAATAGATACTTTTCGATATCGTCATTAGCACCAACTCTTATAAATGAAGGAAGCTTTGCAGTAATGAAGATTACTTCTCCATTCCCCAAAGCTCCAGCAGTTTCATATATAGCTTCTCCCTCACCAACGATTGCATCGAAGAATGAGAAAGCATCACGGTTTTGTACAATCTCATAACGAGAACCTACAACACCAAAAGGATGACCTGAATCAGTACGATAAGTAGCAAATCTATCTTCTACTACTCTCATATCAAAATATCCAGGTTGTTTATTAGGAGAACCTATTCTCATACAGTTCTCAAAGTCAAGAGCAGCATTAACATTTACTTGACGTGTAGGAACATATACAGGTTCCTTAGCAACTTCAAAGTCTAAACCTGCACTTTCAATAGCTTCTTGAGCTGTAGCAGGTTTATCTAGTATCTGACCTAGACCGTGCCATGCTTTCTCTTTCACTGACATGAAAGATGCTTTTCCGTTTATTATATTGATATTGTGAGCCATTTTAGCTAAGAGTTATAGTGTGTGTAACATTTCTAGATGCTTCATCGAAGTTAACTTCAGCATCTTCTGGACAATTTTCTCCTGCTTTTACAAGATTCATTCCTGATCTAGAATCAGCAAATGAATCTAAAGCATCATTAGTTTCAAACCATAATGCAATTGCATTAGCGATTCTATCACTTTCTACTTCAATAATAATTCTAGCCATTATATTATTCTTTTGAGGGTTGAAATTAATTGATTTGTTTTATAATTCAATTCTTCTGCATCAGTCATAGATTCATAGATTCTATTAATAAAGTTATCTAAAGCATCACCTTTAGTAACTATCTTCACATCTAATCTATTATCATTAAGAGCATCATTAAGATCAGTCATATCTGGCATATCTCCTATAAAACTTTTAAGAACCTCTTCAATCTGACGATTATTAATATTATGTGAATCGTTAATACGCTGAATTCTTTCACCCATATGATGAAGTTTCTCCATTGCTATATCTATAGCACTAGGTTGACGAGGATCATCATAAGAAGAACCACACATAGGTTGTGGTTCAGGTTCAGGAATATATGATTTTTGATTACCTTTAGGAGCTACTTTACCGATTAATGCCATTAGTTCTTATTTTCTTTAATTGATTGGATATAAGCTATACATTCACCAACTTTCTCATGTGAATCCTTAGTATGACTAAGAAGAATATTCGCTATATATCTTAAACGTTTAATGCTTCTTTTAGTATCAGTATCAGTAAGAGTATTTATTACACTACGTTGTTGATCTAGTCTATGCTTGAGCGCAACAATCTTTTCTTTTTCTAGCTGAAGTTGAGACTTCAAGAATTCTAACTCTATCGTTGCCTGTTCTATTCTCTCTCTTAACGTCTTTGTTTCATGTATTGCTTCTGCCTTGAATCCATGAAACTCAACTACTTGTATTGCTTTTAGAAAGCCTTCTTTATACTCTTTTGATTTAAAGTTGAATTTATCTAAGTATATAGTCCTTAGTAACTCTAACAGTTTTAACATGACGTTTTGGGTTAAACATAGTACCATCCCTCCCTTACTTATTCCCCGACCAAACAGTGTCGTCCTGTACTCTTTATTACTGTTGTCTACTTACGTTTTTCATCATAGACTAATTGCTTGTTCCAAGCACTGATTTAAAGTGCAAGTTACTCATATTTCAGTATAGGTCGAAAACAGTAAACCCCCGATATAGGTTGCGGCTACATCAGGGGCTTGAACTGAAAGGTTGACAGTATCTCCATAACTATCAGCACTATCTTTATGACCTACTCTCTCACAAGTATCATTATCAAATCTCTAACAATTGCCGCAACTCAATCATTATGTACCAAAGATACATACTAGAAACGACATTTGCAAATCTTTTGACTTAATTAGCAAAATATTTTTACTACCATATAAAGAATATCCAAAATATAGCTTTAACCGTAGCTACTATCTCTCCAAAAAATAACCATGAAATAAAGCCATGTTCTCTAGCATATTGATAGTTAAATACTAATGCCATTAATCCTGCTACTATAACATATAGATAGATTAGAAATACTATTACCTTATCCATTACCAATTAATTTTAGTATTATAATTATTATTCATAAAGCCATCAACTTCCCAAAATAAATTGCTACCAATAAACTTAGAAGAAGTTACATCTGTTCTAATTACAGTATGATAATTACTATCTATATATTGATCAAATCCATAAGCACGAGTTCCCATAAGCACAAAGCAAATAGGACGTTCTTGTTTATTTAATTCACAAACTACATTAGTAATTAGCTCTTCCCATCCTCTACCTTCATGAGTCATAAGATGACCTTTCTCTACAGATAGACATTGATTAATCATTAGACAACCTTGCTCTGCCCAAGTAGTAGAATCAAATACATGCTTAGGATTAAAGTTGATCATATAATCATCTCCTTCTCTTTCTAATTCATCTTGAATATTCTTTATCTCAATAGAATCATAGAAAGGTAATCCAACATAATAGGCAATACCATTACAAATCTCTTCTTGTATTGGTTCATTACCTATGAATACAACCCTTACCTTAGATAAAGGAGTAGTAGCAAATGCTTTAAATAGATGTTTAAATTCAGGATATACTTTATTTACCTTCATTCTTTCAGCTAGAAATATAGAAAGGTCAGTCATAGTATCACTCCATATAAATTTATGAAGTTTATTATACCATTCAATACCAAACATCTCTATACGAGCTTGCTCTTTAGCATCCATACTCTTAAAGATAGTCCATTTATCTACAGGAACATAAACTTTCTCTTCAAGATTAGGTTTAGATTTAATTTTCTTTCCATACAAAAAAGCTATATTAACAGCTATTTCATATGCTCTAGCATCACTCTGATACTGAATATGTGTAACTTCCTCTAGAATTACGGCAGGAATACTCCATGCATCAGTTTTACGATAGCGGTCTTGCTCACGTTCTTTTTTTCTATAAGTAAGACCTTTACCGTCAACCATTTCGAGCCATCCAATGTCTCTAGTTGTACCTTCTGATAATATTTTAAGATTCTTACCATCGAACTTTAATTGATTACCTTTATCATCAGTATAATTAAGCTTCTCCTTGAGTTCGTTTACCCTTAGCATCTTTATAGCCTTTTATAATTTTTCCTATATCATCCCAATTAACCTTTTTAGTATCAGATTCTGTCTTTAGTATTTGCATACAATCTTCAGCTTCTTCAGGAGTTAATTCAAAATAATTATTTGCACCCGTTTTTCTTTCACAATAATGCATGAAATCATCAGTAGACCAAGGAGCAGTTGTGTTACCATTTTCTTCTGCAAGAGCTTCTCTTATAGCATTTATGATAGCTTGGGTAACATAGAGATTGCTAAGAGTATGTTTCTTAGCAATCTCAATGATTCTTTCCTCAGTCATTATCGTTAGAAGAAATAGTAATTACAGCCGGATTAACTACACCTTCGCCTTCATGGTTATATTCTTTATTATGCCATTTGCGAAGTTCTTCTCCATACTTCCAACATTTAGAAAGCATATGAACAGCAGCACCATACATAAAGCCAGTAATACCTTCTGTATCTGCTAAATGAGAACAAGCACCTGCAATGTCTTTAAGTTCTGTACCTTCTGACATTTTCTTCTGCATTAGTTTAGCCCAGTTTTCAGCATAAACACATATAGTATTTCCATAAGAATCAACATTCTTAGTTAGATAAGTAACCCAAAATTCATTATCTGAAATTTCCATTTCAATACCTTCAACTTCTTTATCAAAGTCAGCTTGTTTTTCTTCCATCCGACGATCATATTCAGCTTGTCTTGCTTTAGTCTCTTCTTCAGCAGCAAACTTAGCTAAAGCAATTTGAGCAGCAACATCTTTACTATATTCTACAGGAGGATTAGGACCAATCTCTTCCCATTTCATTAAGTGAGCATTCATAAAGTCTCTTACTAATGCTACTTTATCAGTAGAACTATTAACTACTACATTGACTCCGTTGAAATCAGTTTCAACTTCAGTATCATTAAGAGTAGCTTGTTCAATAGCTTTATCTATTACTTGTTGGATATTATATCCCCAATCAATATTTAGTTTTTCTCTTTGCATTATTTTGGTTCGTTAATTAAATCTAAAGCTTTATTTAAACATTGTTCACATATACTATTAGAATATTCACTACTATCTAGTAAAACAACTAATGGTACATCTTTATTGCATTGATCACAAGTAAGAGTAGTCCAACTATCATTACCTATAATAGCATCTACCTTCTTCTTGCTTAAAGGTTTAGCTGCTATTAGAGCTTCATACTTTCCTTCTTTACCATTAGGATATTGCTGTTTCCATCTATTAGGAACATCCTTAATTAATTGTTTCTTGGTTAGTACTTCCATCTATTAAATGTTTCCCCATTAAAACTACGTGTGTAAAATCATCATACAAATTTGTATAACGTATTAGAACAAAATGGTAGTGTCCACCTAATCTTCTAAATGCCATTCCTCTTGCATAGCTATCCGCTTTACATTCAAACAAACATCTATTAGCTGTACCCATAGGTTCACTACCATCTTCTCTAGGAATATAAGCGTAATATTTCATACTTCTTTTTTAGTAAGAATTCTCCTGAAAACTACATAATCGTAATCATCATTCAAGTCTTTATCAAATCCTCCTTTCATAGCCCAATTATAATATTCATCATCTGTCTCGAATACTAATTTGCTTTGAGGAATATATCTCTCTCTAGTTTTACCATCAAAAGGATATAAGTCCACTCTATGAACTTGTAGAACGGATTCAAACTTTACATTATTCTTAGTTATCCGATTAAGTTTTTTATTTTGTTCAACTACTTCTTCTTTGTGAACTATATTAACTACTTCTCTAACTAATTCTTCTTCTCTTTCTTGTTCTAAATTAATAGAACTCTTTTGTTGAGTAGCAGGTCTTTCTACATAAATAACTTCATCCTTAGTACGAGAACCTACTTTACTTGCCGGAGTTACCTTTGGAGGTTTCTTTCCCGTTATTGTGTTTATCGCCATTTCTATTAGGACAAGTTAACCATTTACAAGGAATATCAGTATCACACGATATACAATACTTCTTAGACTGAGACATAATGCTTTTCTATTTTAAGTCTTGTATAAGGAGCTACTCTTAATGTTTTAAGAGTAGCTTCAGCATCTTCGTAAGTTTTAAATGGAACATAAGTAATAGTACCTGCTACATCCAGTCTAGCCATTCCTTCTGTAGTACCTGAATAATATCTACCACTAAAAGGTTCTATGATTACATATTCTTCTCTCATATTAAAAAGAATCAGTGTTAATAAGATAAGTTTCAGTATTATTCAATTTCATTACATTAACACCACTATCAGAATATGCAGAAGGATTATCAAAACGACCAGTACTTAAACATTCAGAAAGTTGTTCAAAAGCTTCACTCCAACGTAGATATGCTTGTTCTCTATCATCTTCATCGAATTCAATTACATCAAGCACATTATAAGGAGCAATATTCAATTGAGGAATAAATCTAAATACTACTTTAAAGTCAGTACCGAATTCAACTTTAGCCCATTGCTTAATATAAGTAGCATAGAAAGATTCCTGAATATCATAACCATAATATCTAACAGAACCTTTAAATGAATTGGTATTTTGAGAACGAGTAGTTTTGTAATCATAAGCATAAATGATATGATTCTTTACATCTACGTGCATTTCATCTACCTTACACTTAATCATTCTACCAAATCTTTGATCTTCTAGAACAATTGAATGCTCTTTATAAATCTTAAAGTTTGGATTAGCTCTACCTGAAACTAAAGTCTTAACTACTCCGCTATGATTCAACACAATCTCTACCATTCTACGAGATTGTATTTCTAATTCAGGAGTAATCATTTCCTTATGACCATTATGTTTCATAAACATGGAATAAGGAGTTAACTCTTGTAATAAATCAAAAGCTTTCTTAGAAATATCAGCAGGTTTTAAACCCTTAGTACTATAAGAATTTGCATAAGCATCTTCTACAGTAAGATTGGTTGTTTCTGCATTAATTAATTCTACGAATTTCTTCTGATTAGCACTGCTAGGAACTGCACCACTAAAGTGAGCATATCTATTATGAAACTCTTGCGGTTCAAATAATAGACAATGATTTAATGAACCTAAGTCCATAGCTTTAGTATGTTTATTCTCTCCTATTTTGAGTACATGATTATACTCATAAGATTTTCTATTCTCTATAAAATCTTTAATAGAAGATTGGCTAATAGCATCGAAAGCAAAATATTCTTTGTCCGTCATAGTTGTATTCTCATAAATTGATTTAAGAAATATTTCCATCCACCATCATCTAATCTAAAGTAAGGTTGAGATTCTCCATCTTCAAATGATTCTCCATCATTATCTATATCGGAATATTCTATCTCAGCTTCCTTCCATTCACTAATAGAATCATCTCCCCAATTACGTCTCCAATAAAGACTATCATTAGAATACGTAAGGGATATTTCTATCCCCCCGTGATTAGATTCCACCATTGTTGCTTGAGGTATAATTTCTGTCTTATTCATAATCTCTAATTGCTTTAAGTACAGGATTTCCAACAGGTACTCCAGTTTCACTATAATTTAAAAAACGAACTGTAGCCATTTTACCTACCAGTTCATCTAAGTTCTCCATATACTCTTCCTTCTTCTCAAAAGTACCTAGAGGTTTAGCTTCAAAGAATTGTCCTTTCATAGTACGTAATTCAAATACCATATCAGCAGCACCACGCTTACCTTCATTAGCACCAGTAATTACGAATTCATCATCTTGAAAAGCTTTTAGCTTAAAAATTTCAGTACTACGTATCCCATAAGAATATCTACCGTTAAGATTACGAACAATAACACCTTCATATCCAGCTTCAACAAATTCATCATGGAGGTCTTGTATTTCATCAAGAGAATCAACTCGATAAACAGGAACATATCTAAGACGCTTGTTATCGTGGTCAAAACTTGTAATAATTCTTTCCAGTTGTTGTTTCCTATCATCCCAAATATCTTTGTTAGGTAAATCAAATATATGAAATTCTATTGTTTTATGAGCATCTATTGGAGATTGTTTTCTACACCATCCACTAATCTTTTGTAGAGGTGTACCATGAATATATAACTCACCATCAAGAATAGTTCCTATTGGTAAACCTACATTATCAAGTTCCTCTTTTATAAATCTACAGACAATATCATAAGAAGTACCTGAACTAGAAGTAAATCTAAAACCACCATCTTTATGATTAGTAGCAAAGCAACGAACACCATCAAGCTTAGTTTGAACATGAGCCGGATATTGAATCTTTCTTAATACATTAGGAAGAAGTTTATCTGATTTACCATCTTGCATAGCAGTACACTTCATAGGCTTTAATGTACCTGAAGCATCTGTTCTATCTTCAGGAAGCCAACGAATAAGAAATTGTTCTAAGGTATCAGTTGTATGCTCATGTAATAATCCTACTTTACACTCAGCATCTTCTAAAGTCTTATAACCTTCATCTTTCTTACTTCTCCAAGATGATTCAGCTTCATTAATAGCTTGTTGATGTGGAGTACGATTTTGTTTACCAGCAATAATCGTATCAGTATGTATTTGTTTCTTACCATTAAGAAAACCAGTAGTTTTAGTGATTATTGCAGTATCTTGTGCAAAAAATCCACTAGCATGTACTAATCCTATCTCTACTTCATAAGATAGGATTTTCTTACCTGTCTTATCTCTTTTATAAAGTGTCTCTAATTTCATAAGCCATGTTCTTCTTTAAGGAATTTAAGAAAGTCTTTTAATTCATGTTTATTTAAAAACTTAGTAAGAGCTTGAATAACTTCTTCTCCTGTAAATACAGTATCAGTATCAATTAAGCTATTATAGAACTCTACTAATATTTCTTCTTTACTCATTTAGTGTATTCTTTTAATGTTTTAACAGTCCAAGTAATCTTACTATCTCCTTTATATTTAATACCTCTTTTCTTGGTTGTAGTTTGCTTAACGTAAACCATAGTATCAATACATTGTTGAGGTGTAAAATTATAAGGAAAGAATTTATTAGGAACTACTAGATTTACAAAAGTATTATGTGCTTGATATACCCACTTCTGATTAATCTTAAACTCTCGTTCCATATTATTCTGATCAAAATGAGGTTTAACTTCAATATATGAAACAGCTTCCACTTCTTCAAATATTGCATTAAACTTATGATGAGCTATAAGGAGCTTACATTTATTAGATTGAGGTATATTAATAGTATAGAAGATATTCCTAGCACTTTCATTCCATACTACACGTACATCAGGAGTATATATCTTTCCTTCTAACATACATGAATACTTCTGTTCACTCCTATTCTTAATAGTCTTAGTAGAAGTATCCTTTGTCCAACTGAACATTATATCTTCTGAAAGTCTAAAAGGAGCAGGCTGTAATTGATATTCTTTTACATAACCTGCTTCTTTTAACTCTGCTAACCAAAAGGCTACATATAACTCTTCGTCTGACTGTATTAACTTCCCATCTTTCTCGTGAAGTAGTTCCATATTATTTATCTTTTATACGATAAATAGAGTTCTTAAATTCTCTAAAAGATTCATATACTTCTTCATCCCATTGTTCAAAAGAATTACAATTTCTTCTACTCTTTCTAATAGCTTCTTCTAAAACTTTAATAGAAGCCATAAGATTATCCTCATTCATAGATATTTTCTTAGTAATATCATAAGCTTCAGGTTCACCTAACTCAACCTTCTCTTCCTTTTTTATAGCTAACTTCATAACTTCTCTAGTCAATATTCCTATTGCTATATCTGTAGTAGTAACCTCACCTGCGGCATTTGTATATCTTTCTAAGAAAGCTTTTTCGCTCTTTGTCATACATTATATTTTTTACCGTTTTTAATAGCATTAATAGTTGAACTACTAACGGGAAAATTACGGGCTATCCTATTACAAGGATAGCCTTTATCAAGTAATTTTTTTATTTCTTTAGCTTGTTCTATAGTTAGTTTCATAACCATTGATAAGTTAAGTTTTCCATGCACTGATATGCTTCCTGCATACCATAATTATCAGATACATCACTTATATCTTTAGAATCCTCATATTCTTCTTTAGGAATCTCAATATAGGTTAAATCGTATCTATCACAAATCTTTGTTGCACCATTTCTACCTGCTTCATCATTGTCATACAGAAGTACAATTCTTTTAAAACGTTTGGACAAATGTTCATAAGCTTCCTTCTCTAAATGATGTTGCTCTGATTGCAAGGCACAAGCATTAAAGCCTAGTAGTTTTAATACTAGTACATCTTTCATGCTCTTTGTGATTATTAATAAATCCCCAGTAGCAGGTAATTGGTTATAGCCCTGTATAGCATTAGAATTACCAATAAATCTAGCACCTTTAGTTCTAAAAGGGAAATAAATTTTATATCTACCATTGCCAAAGAAATAAGCAATAGCAGGGTCATGTTTACTATAAGTATATCTTAGTTTACCATCAATCCAAACATATTGAGGACAGAAAACATCATGGTCAGCTAGAAAAGAAAGAGGTGTGATTTCATATCTATTCCAATACTTAACCAATTCAACAGTCCAAATCATCTTCTTAATTTGAATCTGTCTAAATCTATTTTCTTCTTCTTTAAGTTCTACAGTAAGACTTTTAATATATTCATTCTGTCTTTCATTAGCACCATAAAACACATGAGCAAAATCACGTACTATGATTTTCATAGCACCCATTAAATCCCCATAAGAAAGGTTATTCAGATAGCAAACAAGATTATAAATATCTCCCTGAAAATGTCCTGCCCAATCCTTATAATAAATATTCTGACCTTTACTATATAAGGAACAAGTAGGTTTATTATCAGTTCGTAATTCAGATTTAAAATTCTGCCTAGTATTTAACCAAGCATCTACATCAAAACCACTAAGATAATATCTCCATAAATCTTTCTGAGAAAGTTTATCTTCTATAAGTCTTTTGGATATATTAACTTTCTCTATAGGTTTTGCTTTATCTATAGCAAACATCAGAAACTAGCTATATCTGCAAGTGCTACAATAAACGCTAGAAGAATAAATATTATATAAAACACTAATCCTCCTACTACTAATATAGCTATTGATAAGACTATTAATTCTTTTTTCATATCTATATTTTAAGAATAAAAAAGGGTGAAACCTTTTACAGTTCCACCCTTAATTAGATTCATAGTTTTATTAGAACGCAGAACCACCTTGGTTGCCACCAGTCGAAGGAACGCCTTCCATTGAAGGAACTTGACCATCTAAAGCAGCATAATACTCATTAATAGCCTGACGCTCTTTAGTATTGAAAGTAGGCTCTTCTTCAGTATAGAAACCTAAGAAGCCTGCAAAGTTACACTGAGCATTGCCTTGAAATACAGAACCAGATACTTTACCAAAGCCTGTCTTTTTCTTGCAATCATCAGTAAGAAGCGGTTGAATAGCAGCAGTGAAGTCATTAGGAGACCAAACACCATCTTTACCCATTTTCTTCAATACTGGCTCAATAGCAGCATCAATAGATTCAGCAGAAATACCTGCTTTCTTCAAGATATGCTTAATACGAGCAAGTTTGTTATTGAACATTGTCTCAGCAGTCTCAGAAGTAGACTCTAAAGAAAGATCAATAATATCGGTATGAAGTTTACCAATTAAAGTTCTAGTGAAATGCTCATCTTTCTTAGGCACATCAATAACTTGAACAACTTTAAACGTAATATTCATAGTAGGAGCATCATCTTTGTCCTTACCTTTGAATTTAGTAGATGGTTGAATATCTACAACTTGCATCTTATAAATGCCTGGAGCACCTATGTTAGCAACTATCTTAACATTACCTTCAGTCGATTGTTCTTTATTAATTTTAAACATAATAATAATTATTTTGGGTTGATTAATGATTATTTAAATGAGTAAAAGTTGATTTAAATGTAAAAAAGGAAGAGATATAATCTCTCCCTCTTTTAACAGCATTAAATCAACCAAGAATTATTCAGCAGTTACAGCAGAACGGCGACGAGTAGAAGTAGAAAGAGATTCATCAGAAGAAGATGAAGAATCAGCTTTAGAAGCTTTGATAGCATCAGAAGCAGCTTTTTCGTTATTCCATTCTTCACGAGAAACTTCAACAGTCATTGGATAGAATGTCAAGCCGTTATGCTCGAAACCACCATCAGTATCTACACGGAACGTAGAAGCTACATCATAAAGACGAACACCCAAAGTAGCATGAGTGAAAGCCAATTGATTAGGATTGTTTTTAGCAGATTCAGTAACTTCACCTACAATACCTAATTTAGAACCACGCTCACCAGCTTCGTTAGTAGAGCTTTCAGAAGTAGCAATATAGAAAAGGTTATTATCGTCAGTATCATCAGCGATGAATGCGAAATGACCAAATTCTGCACCAGTCAAGTCAAGTACCTGACGAGTTAATTTGATAGAATTAGAAGCACCAATCTTAACGATTGGACCTTCAAATTGATTAGACTTTGTTCCTGCGGAGATTACACTTTTAATAGCCATAATGATAAATTTAATTTGTTTGTGGATTATTTATTTAATAATAACTTAATTTTTAGGAGTAATATCTATTGGTTTACAATTACCAGTTTCATCAACTTTGTAATCTATACCTTTAGCATCAGCCATTTCACCATATTCATACATATCAACAGCTTCGGCACATATTCTTCTTGAACCAAATATCGCTGTGGTTTTCCACAACATTTGCTTGCTATATGCTTTCCAAGTAGCTTTGGTAGTATGTCCGGCAGCAACAGCCTCAGACCAATAGTAAGTATATCTCTCTCTTTCTATTTCACCAGTAACCTTACTCTTCCAAACCCATTCTAGTTCACATACTCTATCTATAGGAAACTTAGGGTCTTGAGCGTTAGTTACATTAGGCTTAATCTTACTATAAGTACCATCATTAAGAAGATATTCATTATCTCTTATAGTACGGACTTCATATCCTGCTCTCTTTATTAGCATTAAGAATAACCATACTGATAATGTAGCTCTACCATTAATGATATAGATATTGTCAAGACCTTGCATATAGCCAACTCTTAACTCTATGGCTCTAGCAAGTCTTTGAGCAACACTCTCAGGCGAACCTGGAATACCCATCTTAATAGCAAAGTGCTTTAATGTATCAACATCATTAATAGCACTTAAAGCAGTTAATTCACCAGAAGGTATAGTAGCTAAACTTGTTCCATCAGCTTTATTATCATCAGGAATATTTTCATTACTATACTCATTCTCACTATTTTCGGAATCGCTAGTTATATCCTGAAATTCAACATATTCGCTTTGCAACTCTTTTTCCTTTTGTTCTGCCATTGTCTTTGTCTTAATGACTATGTAAAGTTACGAAAATATACCAGTAATGCAAATATGAAGCAAGTATTTTACGACTTTTTTATACTTATAATACTGGATTTATAGGAAAAGGTTTCGGTTAATTATTAGTTTCTAATTGAATAAGATTTCCATTTCTTAAATCATCTTGAAACCTAATATATCCGGTGGTAGCTTTTCTCATTTTTATTAGATGCCAAAAGATAATTCCTTTGGTATCATGCTTCTGTACTCCATATTGAGCAATACCAAGCTTCTCAGGAGAATTAAGAACCATAATTGCATCAGCATCTCTTCTAATAGACTTTCCTCCATATAAATCTTTACCAATAGGAAAATGTCCACTTGGTCTAGATATACGAGATTCACTTTCTATATCTCCATTCAACTGAGCAATAATGATATTCATACTTCCAATCTGCTTTTTAACTTTCAAAAACATTTTAGATAGATTAGCTACTAGAGCAATCTCATCAGCTTCTTTGTCAAAATCAGTTAGAAGAGTATGGTCAAGAGATATGATTTTTTGTTCATCAGGATATCTCTGATCCCAATCAAGAATAGTATCATAAACTTGTTGTACAGTTCCAGTAACTTCAATATAATCAATTTCAAGTTCAGCAATCGTCTTTAGATAATCTTTAATCTCTTCATACTTTTCTAGCGATAATCTAGAACCATCGACACTTTTGTATGCAGATATTATATCACCATAAGAAGTTTTAACTTGACCACTGACATCTCGAAGTACTTCATCAGCAGCAGTCATCTCAAATGCTATATGCAACTGCCTGAACTTTCTCTTATACCGACCATTAAGGAATCTATTAGTAAAATCCTTACGAATCATATTAAGAAAGTAAGATTTACCACTACCTGATAATCCAGCGATTATATAAGTAAAGCAGAATCTCCAACCTCCAAGTAAACCTCTATTAACCTTTTCCCATCTACATAGTAAGACTACCTGTTCTTCAGACATTCCTTCTTCTATGTCTTTTAGAGCATTAGTCGCAGCTTGCTTACTAGATATAATTGGGAGTAACTTTGGTTTAAAATTCGTTGTTGCCATATAGAGGTTCTCCGTTTTCAGTTTGCCTAGAGTTCCCCTCCATAGCATCTATAAGGAGACCCCAATACTTATTCTCAATAAACTTCTCAATACCCCACTTAATAAGACTATTTTCTTTGCCGAATTTTACAGCAGCAATAATAATCTCATGCTGTTCAGGATATTTAAGAATATGTTTAATATATAAAGCAGAATTCTTTTCAGTAGTACCAGTTCTAGCAGGATATTTAATACCATTACTACCTAAAATCTCATATGGATATACATCCAATAATTCATCATAGGCATCTGCAACTCCTTGCATTACATCATCTTCTGCTATAGCATCATCAAAAGTTGGAGTAGTAAATAAAGTACTAAGCTTTATTATCTTTTTACCCTCTTTAGTAAGATCAGAAGATTTACTATAATTATTAATATCTAATAATAAACCTTTTTTCTGTAAAGTATCTAATAGAGTTTCATGAAAACCATTAATATTCTTTACATAATATCGCATAGTTGCATAATCCTTTGTCGATATAAGATAAAGGACATAGAACTGCTCTATATCAATTCTAAGTTCTACACATATTTTCGCAATCTTTTTTGCATTTATCAGCATACATCTTATTTCACTAAAAGAGTTAATACAAGCATTGGTTTACCATTAAAATCTTCTTGAGTAACAGCAAATTTATCACCGCTTACTGCACAAGTTCTTCTAAGAAGATATGCACAAGAAACAGCATATGTATTTTTACAATCGTGTCTAACAGTAAAGAAATCTTCTTCTTCTTCCTCTTTAAGAACAAGATAAATAACTTTATTATTATTTGGATCAATAGCACCATGAACAAAATAATAACTTGATATATCAGTACTTATTACTGCTGCTGTATTAAATATAAGAGTTGTACCACTTACAGTAACCATTGGTTGTGGAACTATACCGATACCTCTTCTGCTTCTGCTCACAAATTCTAGTATTCTTTCTATTTTAGCTTGTTTCTTTTCTGCAACTTTCTTTTCTACTACTACACTTGCCATCTTATTTACTTTCTAAATATTCTAAAACTAATTCATTTTCTTCGACTTCATTATCATATCGTAATTCAATCATACAATCTTCAATATCATCTAAACTTGCAGTCTCAAAGAACATTCTTTCTATTTCTTTGCGTACTTGTATTAGATTAGTATTCAGACCAATTTTCTGCTTTACGACTAATATCGAAATCCATGCTTTCAGTAGATTCATCTTCAATATCTTCTAAAGTTGTAATCCATCTAGCACCAGTAGTTGTCTTTTGCCTTTCCTTCAACCACTTCTCATCTTGAGTGTTAGGCGCATAAAGATTAACTATAATACTCTTCTTTGTAACATCAGCCTCATTAAAACGAGTAGATCGTCCTTTACGCTGTTTCTGTTGCCTTTGAGAAGCTGCTCCACAAGTTATAATAGACATATCTATTTGTGGTAAGTCAAATCCTTCATCAAGTGCCTTTACAGCATTCATTACAGTTATCTCTCGCTTTGAAAACAGCTCGATTGTCTCTTTTTTTATCCTTTCGACCCCTATCTTTTTGGTCTTGGGAGTTGTATTGAATAAATCTGTTTGAACAACTTCTCTAGTTTCCCCTTTGATTTTAGTATGGTAACTTCTTGCTTTTGCTCCGAGTTTAAATGTAATAGCATCTGCCATTTCAGCACTCATTGAAAAAGTCATTATCAGTTTATCCGGAAACTTATTAATAATTTGTTCAGTAATTAACAGTTTATTCTGTGAATTATAGATAATCTCCTTTCTCTTGGACATACCCATAATACATTTGATTGCTCCTTCCTTTATTTTAGCTGGAGCATTTTCATCATCTTCTCCTTGATCGACTCTCCATCCTCTAAACTTAGATATATTGCGACAAATATCCATATTCTTAGTAGCGGCAAATGCCAATTTCAAATCGAATTGGTCTTGCACTATAAAGAACCGTTTATTCTGTTCAAATAAACGAGAATATTCCTCATATCTTCGTATTTCTAAATGATTTAGTGGTACTGCTAGATTATATTCAAAATAATCTGAAGTAAATCCTTCAACTTTAGATTCAAATTCAGTAATAGTATGACATACAGGCATACCTTTATCTCGTAAGATTACCTTTTCTTCAAGAGTTAAAGTAGCAGATAATCCTAATCTAAAGTCAGTTTTAGTAAACTCGATTGTCTTATTAAATGTATCAGCATCTACGCCTAATACTCTATGAACTTCATCTATTATCAACCATTTACAACGGTGATATTCGGTTACATAGCTATTAATTACATATACAGATATATTTTCAAAGCCATGCTTATCTATATGACCGCCTTCTTTAACCCAATCATCCTTCAGTTTCAGAGTAGGAACAACAACTATGATATTATTCTCTTCTATATGAGCAGGAAATTTATCTCTAAAAGGTTTATAAGCTTTGACAATTGAATATGTCTTTCCAACACCAGTATGCCACTCTAGAGTTCCATTTCCTCTATGAGGTTGACTTCTCCAAGTATTCACACCTTGCCACTGAGCAGTATCTAATCTTTCCTGCCTAGAGCCATTACCCCATCTACCCGTCATAACTATATAGTTCTAATACTTCATCTGTACAATCAATAAGTTCCTTAACTATTTTAATATCAGTTAATTGTTTCTCATTGAAATAGATATACTCAAATGGAGACTTAGCTTTACCATAATATATAGTCCAACTTAGATTATCATTCCATTTAACAGCTATCCAGCGTTTATCACCTTCATAGCCATCAATTTTTAATTTAGGATAATCACCTTCACCAGTACATATTGTTGTACCTTTAATGATTTTGTCAAAACCTTCTAAATCAAGAGGTTTATCAAAATTTCTATTTTCTATAAACTTGTATACACTCATGATTCATTAGTATTAGGTTTCTTTCTGCTTATAGTAGAATGACTAGTATTCTTTTGTGGCTTCCATTTAAAGTTATACTTATAAAGAGGCTTATCATAATAATACTTAGGCATACAATTGGTATCAGTACCAACTTTTATAACTTTAGCATTAGTCTTATATACTAAGCCTTCCTTAGCTAATCTTTCAAGAACTGCTATACCATCATCTGTAAGTTCTGTATCTATTACAAGAGGTTCATCTTTATGTGCTAAGAAGAATTCTCTATATGCTACACAACCTGCACCTTTCCAAGTACTTTCTCCTCTATCAACACTCTTACGAAGATATGAAAGATATGGACGTTCATCATCATCTGTTAGAATCTTATACTCTACCCATTCATCTCCTCCAGGTTGTCTAAGTCTTACCCAATAAGGTTCTTCCGCAGTTACAACTCTTTCATCATATTCATCAGATACCTTTTTAGGTTTAGCTTTATCTTTAGGAATACTTGGCACATCTCTTCCTTTTTTAGCTGACTTAGGAGCAGTTTTAGCAATAGGATTAAGACAATGAGATACATGTTTATCTAAAGACTTACGCAGTTTATCTACTTCAATCCTAGCATCAAATAAAGCTCTACGTGCTTTATAAAATGCTTCATCAACTTTAACCACCATATCAGCTGCATCTAAGTTCATACCTTCTTCAAGCAACTCATGTACAATATCTAATTCGGCTAGAGCATAATTTGCAGTAACACGCACACAATTAAGCATTCGTCTTACTTCTTCGTTATCTTTGGTTTCCATATTTCAGCTAGAAAAAGAAGAGATGTAATTATAATTCTATATGAACAGATGGTCTAGCCAAAATCTTTTTATATTCACATTCAAGTACCTCAAATATCATATCAAGATTAGGACTTTCAGCATGAACACTTGCTCCTATTTTAAGAAATATAGTCAGTCTATACATTGTCTCAATTCTTTCTTCATGTCCATAAATAATACTATCTACACCTGTAGAACTGAAGCTATAATTATCTTCAAATAATCTTTTACCTGCTTCTTTTACTTTCGCATTAAATTCTTGTATATTCATTAGAATAGGCTTTTTTGTTTAGGTATAACTGAATCTATTAACTTTTGTGCAGCAATTATATAATACATATATTTAATCTTATACTCTTCCATTTCTTTAGGAATATAATCATTAAATATAGTTACATATTCTTTCGCAACTTGCTGCATTTGCTTTCGTTTCCCTTTGACGAGTTTACCATCCACGTTAGCAAATGTATCCTTGCCTTTGATAAGTTTTCCTCCATGACCTCTATCTGAGATATAATAGCGATTACTTTTTTGGAGCACATCTTTCTTGACTTCGCCATCTATTACACTATAAAACTCATTATCATAAGAAGAATCATTCTTTTTAGACATACAAAAATCATAAATATCTGTATGTCCTTTAATAGTTCTTTGAATAGGAATATTATTGACAAAATGATTATATACAGCGAGAGCTACGACTGGCTTATCAAAACCTTTCTCGAAGTTTTCATAAAGAAATGGATCTAAATCTCCTTTACATTTGATATGATTATCATAATCAAACTCTTCACCATCTTTCATCTCTTTAAGAACAAGATAATTATTCACATTTGTTCTCATATACTTACGATAATAAGCATACTCTAATTCAAATCGTGTTTGTTTTTCCCATTCTTTACAGCACTCATAATATTCATCTTCTCTACCTCTCTCAACTATAGTAGTAAGACCATCTGTATTTGCAGATATTACCTGGAATCCTGCTAAAACAAATCTTTCAGCAAGCATCATAATATAAAGCTGATTGTTAATAGTAACCTGAATCATAGCGAGAGGGTCATATAGCCATGACGTTTCACTACCAGTTTTACCAAAGATTGAATTAATTACAATCTTTTTGGTATCAGCAGCAGTCTCATAAACACTCTGCATATTCTTATCACCACTAGCTTTATACTCTTTAGCTTTCTTCTTATCTAGTACCCGACCATCAGTTTGTTCTTCTACAATTTCAAGGAATACTTCTGCATCCAAATGAGCCGGACAAATACGATGATTAATAATAACTCTTGGGTGGAATGAAGCAGCATCAGCATCAATAAGAGCATGTGTTGGAGTAGATTCAAAATAAGCTCCATTGTCAACCGAATGTAGACCCCCTGCACTAAACTGATACTCAAGACCTCCAAACCATAGTGTAGGTAATTTAATTGTAATCTTACCCGCATTAGTAATAACTGTTTGATCTTTTAGAAAATCTAAATAATCATTGAGTTCTTTTGTTTTGAACTCAATTGTATCAAATATAGCATCACTAAACCTAACAAATGCTCTCTTAGTACGACCTTCCTTGAATTCATTTACTGGTATTCCTGTTTTCTTAGCATAAAGACTTTCTAATAGCTTATTAGCCATACCAGATTTGTCTTGATTCATTACATCAACACCATACTGGTCAGTAATAGCTTTCCTTAATCTAACCATTTCAGCAAGACCTGTAGCACGTTTACGTTTAGGTACAAATGGAGAATCATTATACACCATTTGACCTTTATAAACAGCTTCAGTTATATCTACATCATTAAGATTATATTCAGCTAACTTAGCTAACTCTTCTCGCATAATTGGCTTATCAAACTTGATAGGCAAATCCTGAATTCGAGGATGTTTTAATTGAACAGCTAATTGTTTAAGACCTTTAAGAGTAGAAAGCTTATGTAAACCTGCAACTCTCATTAGATCAATCTTATTAAAGAAATTATGATATTTAAAGCGGTTATAGTACCCTCCGTTTCGTTGCGCTGCAAAGAAGTCTTGAGATACCTTGTAGATTTCCTTGCAAATTTCTTTAGGAGCTTTCCCTTTCAAAGTCCAATAGTTAAGTATAGTAAAATTCAGAATCTGATTATCATACATGTAGCCATTATAACTTACAAACCAAAGTTCCTTAGGTCTATTACAAAACGCAACAAGTTTATCGTAATCATTAACAGTATAATTAGTCTTAGTATCAGCAAATATAGTAAATCTATTGATTTTGCCAGTCTCTTTATGTTTGAAAGTAACCATAAAACAATTAGAATAGCATTCCACATCGCCAAACTGTATGTCCATATCATATCACTTTAATTTGTTTATTTCAAGTTCAGCACTTTGATTAGCAAAAGTTTTAATACCTTCGTTATATGATTTAGCGTAAACATCATTATCATCAGCACCTTTCATCAAGCGTTTATCAGCCCAAGATTGCCATTTATCTTTTATTGCAGCTTCTTGTTCAGCTCTATTATCCCTTTTACATTCAAAACTCCACTCTTCTTTATCAAAATGTCCTGCCATTTTCCTCTTTTATTTCTGTAAATCTTTGTTCTCCTTCTTCAGTTAATCCTTCCCACTCTTCTTTAAGACGTACATAATGTATACCAGTACTTTCAGACTGATATATTACTACTTCTTCTTCCATTAAAGCTTCTTCAGTTTCTCTATCAGCAAAAGATACCCATATTCTACCAAATACATCGAATACTAATATATTCTCACCAGTAGGTTCATATGTAGCAGCTGTTAATAGATGATTATCCATTAGCAGAGTATCACCATAATCAACAAATTTACCTTCTCCTAACTTCTGATAAATACCGCCTTTATAGTGTTTGTATCTCATAATTCTATATTATCTGTACTTTGTCCTTCACAATATAATCTTATTTCAGGTTTAGGAGTATCATATTTAGCAATTAATCTCCTTAATGCTCTCTCAAAGCTCTTATGTTTAGGATGAGCAGGTGCAAGTTTATCTATTACAGCCTGAATTAGTTCTTTATCCATTGGATTACTACTTTTCTAGGTGGTACATTTTTATTCTTTGGATGTTGTAAGAAGTCTATCTTATTCTTAAATCTCCTATTCATAGTATCTACTATTTTCCATTTGCCATTGTAATAAGCATTGGCACACTTAACAATAATATAACTACCATACTTATGTTCTTTAAGTAAATCTCTACTTAAAGAGACATATCTTATTGTTCCTCTTTTTAAATGAGTATCAGAAATATGTATACCACAACTAGTAATTTTAGGTGTAGAATCACATTGAGATTGAACAGGATGATAAATGCTGGTTTTAACTACTTTCGTTTCATAACCTACGATTAATAATAATAAGAGTAAAACATTCATTATAACGTTATTAGTGAAAAAATATGTTTCCAAGTTTTACCTAATTTAATATTACTAATAACTGCACTACTTACTTTATATTTTCTTGCAAGTTTAGCATTATGATCAGTACTATTATTAAGTATTTCTAGAACTTCTTGTTCAGTTAATTTAGAATTAGAATGTTCAGAACCTTTCGCATTTCTATTTCTATCAATCATATCTTGTGAATTATCTTTATGAGTTCCTTCAATAAGATGATTAGGATTAATACATGAAGGATTATCACAAATATGTCTTACAATATTTCCTCCTTTAATTTCTCCGAATTCTCGCATATAAATATATTTATGCATTTTCATTCGTTTTCCATTAATGAATATTGTAAAATATCCAGTTGTATTAGGTTTATGCGAAGTACATATCCAACAACCAGTATTAGTAATATTATAAGTTATATCTTTTAACTTAGCCATAATATTAATTGTTTAAAGTGTGAAAAAATAAAAAGGATAGACAGTTGCCCATCTATCCTTTCCCCTCAAAAAAACCACAACAAAATATGCGAAAGTTTGCAGTAGTATTTTCGGTAGTAATGTCTCCCTCTAGTTGTACGGTGGCAGGCGGCATTACATTTACAAAGAACTCTATTTTCCGTCTTACTAGTTCATTCTTTAACCCTGGAAGCTGTATGGGAATCGAACCCATGTTGCAATGCGCGTTGTTGTCCTACCATTAGACGAACAGCTTTTTTTCTTTTAATATGCGCCAACATATTAATAGCATAAGCACCAACTTATAGCTAAGGTAGAAGGAATCGAACCTTCTAATGCAATGAACCCTAACATTAACCGTTACCTTAGTCATACCTTTTACTGTAGTATTAACAGGTTCTCTACAACTAAAACAAAATAAACAACAAAAATCTTAATTATCTCTATTAGGTGAGAATAATGGGTCAGGTTTAGCTATATATACAGAACCATCAGTAGCTTTAGGATGCATAGGAAGAACAGCAGTTTCCTTTTTAGGATTAACAACTAATTCATCATATAGTTTATAATCTTCTGTCCATTTTATAGCTTCTTCTTCCGTAAGATCAGGAAGAACAGAAAGGTCATATAGCCCAACCATATGCAATATGATGCCATCAATATTGATAATGTCATAACCCGATTGACTAACAGGGACGCCAACAATATCACCATGAACCATAGGGAACTTCTTAGTATCCACATCATTTGGCAACGCTATTACTACACCTCTACGCATAGAACCTTTTTGAAGTACTTGTTGTACACGTTCTTCAGCTTCAGCCTTTTCAATATCTTCTTTATCTTTAGGAGATAGTTTAATAGAAGTACCTACAAACTTAGGAACTCTAGGTTCTAAATATATATACGCAAAGTGAGGTCTAGGTTTCACTTTTTCAGGTACATTTGGTAATTTAGGTAAAGCCATATTCTTAGATGTTTAGGTTGATACTTCGTAAATATAACTAATTCTGACTTAATTAGCAAATAATTATTTCCTCTTCTTTTTTTTAGCTCTAATCCTAATATAAAATAATAAAAGGGATAGCACAATTGCCATCCCCATTAGTACTTCATATCTATTCGCTAACATCTGCGTAAGAACGAACATATATATTATCTCCTTTAATACATGGAGTAACTATATGAGAACCTTGTCTTAGTTCATACTCTAAGACAAGATATTTCTTCACTTTGGATAACTTATTTAATTCTTTATCCTTACGCTCAATAAGAGATTCCATAAAATCAATTGCATGAAGAATCTCATCATCACCCATATCAATTATACGAACATTTGTACCATCAAACTTCCGAAATTCCGGTTTAACTTCGGCAATATTACATTCAACAGTGGAAATTCTTTCTATCTTTTCCATTTTATTAATAGTTAAATACTTTGCATTCCTATTCAAGGCGGAACACTAACCTTTAATCTAATATTCTTTTCACCATGTCTGGTGTAATAAGTAATGTAGTACCATTAGTCAAAGGGCTTTCAGCATTTATTCTTTGTATTAGATACTTAGTAACTAATAAAGAATCACCTCTTTGCATTCTATCAGAATCATATACGCCTTCTTCTGATACACTAACTTTATCTAATACAATAGCTTCTAATAGTTTAGGATGATATTGATATTTATAAACTATCTTTTTACCTATAAGTAAATCTGCATTTAAACTCATAATCCTTTATTTATTTCATTATCATTATGAAACGGATTACCTTCAAAATCAGGTTTAAGATCATCAATAACTACTTCTCTCCAAAGATTTCTAGTTGGCGGTTTAGATATATCTCTAACTATTCTAGATGCTCTTATATAATCATCAGTTAATTGTTCAGATAATATATCTCTTTCACATTGAGTATATAACTCTTTAATTTGATTCCTTCCCCAATTTGTTTGGGTTTGCAGCCGTGAGAAAAACTCCTCACGAACTGCATCCAGTATATTAGGCATACAGCTACAGTTTTCCTAATATAGTTTCAACGATAGGGTGTAATTCACTTCTATCAATATATACTTTAGTGCCAGTATTAGAATTAGTGAATTGAATAGTTTGTTCACCACCTACTTGAAATCCACCAAAAGATTGAGTTAAAGTATTACGCATACCAATAAATGTATCAAAATTCATTGTTTGACCGTTGAATTCAACACGATCATCATATACTTTAACACTAATTTTATTGTTATTGAATCCTCCACCAATATTAAAATGTTTATATTCAGGTTTATTGTATTCTTTTACAATTTCTTCAATAATTATATCAGCATTTGCAGCTTTTGTAATTGTAAATACTTTATAATTAGGAAAATCTAAAGCAGTATATCTAAATTTAGCAATAGTACCAGCTTCTTTAATTACAAGTGCAACAAACTTACCATTAACTATAGTTTGATTAGGTTCTACTTGTCTTATAGATAATTTCTTTTTTAATTCATTACCTACATAATCAGCAAGTAATTCATTCTCGAATTTTATTAATATTGATTTCATTTCTTTTCTTTTAAATTGTTTTTCATTAATTAATTTCTCTACCTGAGAAACCATAGTATTCCAATAAGCAGGTTGATACTTTTCTTCACGAGAAGTAATACTAGCATGGAATTTAATTAACCATTTAAGGTCTCTATCTTCAAGCTTTGTCATGTCTTGCGTAAATTTCTTTCTTCAGCTCTTCAGACTGTCTAAATAAATCATCAGCATAATCATAAAACTCTTTATGATTAGTTACTCCAGGAATACAGAATGCATTATTCCATACATCTCCCCACATCATGCTTTGAGGTGGATATAGATAACCTATACCTTTACAAAAGAAAGCAAGTCTTTGCATAGTATACCATTTAGTAAATGGACTTTCAGGAATATCAAGAATCTCAAGACAATTAGTAATGAATCTTTCAAAAGATACATCACCACGATGTTCAACTATTGAACGTAATGTACGAGATAAATGTCCATCATGTGTTGGTCTAATACCAATCTTTACATCACCAAGAATATCAATAGTTCTTCTTAATTCTTCACTCTCATGAGATTTTGAACCATAAATCAATTCACCTAATTTAATTGCTAATTCTATTTCACTGCTTAATTGCATATTATCCTGCTTTAAATGATGCCAATATGACACCATGTGTTTGACCTTTAATTGCTTTCCCTATTAATGTAACTTGTACATATTCAGGATGAATCCATGTATCTGATAATGATCTTTCATCATCGACTGCATTAATACTACCGTTAGGATGAATAGTTTTAGCTGTATCTTCATTTCTTGCTGCAACTACTGCACTATCATATTCATCATAACCAGTTTCACCTCTTCTAAAAATAATATATAGATTCATTTAATCGTCCTCTTCTAATATATCTCTGTAGCATATCATACAAACATTAATAGGTTTAATTTCAAGAGGTCTTATAATTGGTGTAGTAGCAAGACGTCTTTTGCAAATCTCACATTTAGCCTTTTCTTTCTTTGCCATCTATATAAGTTTTAAACCATTTAGTAAACTTATTAAAATCACCCTGAATATGTACTGATATATTATTATTACCTTTTGAATCAGGATTTGGTAATTCTAAATGTGTAGCATAAGCAACAAGAATCTCTCTTACATCTTGTTTCTTTACAAATCCTCTTTTATGTAACCAACTAGCAACACCAATATAGTTTTGTTTAGGACTATATGCAACTTGAGATTCACTATAACCTCTTTCTCTAGTCCTAGGATAACCATATCCTTCACCTAAATACTCACCAGTGATACAATCCATATCACCGTTAATCATCATATCTGCGATTTCTCCCATAATATTAAATGGATATGCTAAAGGGGATGCTTTCACACCCCCAATAGCAACGCTATCCAAACGTTAAGTTTTAATTTCTAGTTTAAATGTATTATTCCGCAGGTAGAACTTATTACTATAGATTTGCGAAGTGAATCTCTAATAATTTTGTGTTTAGATTTAAGAGTAAATCTCTTTTCTGCACTATCACTCAAAAATAGAGTATAATGTATTATTTGATGGATTGTTAGTGTCATTTCGTTTGGATAAGTTAATGTCAGCTATAAAAAGAAGAGATATTATGCAGTATATTAATATTATTCTGACTCATTTGTACCAAATATTGCAATTACACCTATTCCTATAATACATGCAGCAAGTACTATAAAAGTTATTATTGCACCAATCTTTTGCATTATTATATATCCCGTTACTATTGAATCCCACATATTATTGTGCTGTTAAATTTTAATGAAAACTGTTCTATTATGTCCTTCATAATAGTAAAATCTGTTAGGTCTCCCCACTCTAATTCCATGCCTATTGTATTCTATTAGTATCTTTATAAAATAGATATGTTAATAAACCCCAACATAGACATACAACTCCTAAAAGAACATGATTAAGAGTTGGCTGATTAGGATTTACTATATCAGCTATTCTAAATAATATAGTAGCAATTAATATTCCTACTACAAACATCATTACATATTTTACTTCTCTCATGACTATAGTTATTTAAGGTTATTAATCTTTTTCAATCGAATGAGCTTCCAAAAATATTAAATTTCCATCAATAATCAATTCCCAAGTACAACCAACATTATTATCTATCCAAGAATTATCGTCGATTTTGATATATTTCTCATCAAATACTTTTCTATATACATTAATTTGAGAAGTATTATCAATAATTACATATTTAAATACATGTGCACTTGCTTTTCTATTTGGAAAATAACAAACCATCTTATAATCATACTGTTTATTTGTATAAACAACATAAAATGATCCTACTTCACTCATGCTACCTTCATCCCAATTATCATACTCTTTAGAATGAGCTTTATAATTAGCTCTAACTTCACCATATGTTGAGCCAAGCATATTTTGTGCTTGTAATACAATTACATTTACTAATATAATTATCAGTATTACTATTAACTTCTTCATTTTAATATATTTTCGTTTGGATAGAAAAAAATGATGTTTCCTATAAAGTTTAACATCAAAACCCTATTACTGTTCCCTTCCTTAGTTAACAGTAGTATTACTTATATACTCATACTTAGAAAGTACAAGTTCTGCTGCTTCAGCAATTAGATCATCATTCTCAAGAGATGCTCCTTCACATTTATGATTTAATTTATGTAAAGATTTCTCTATAATTAACATATCTAGAGCATCTTTTGCAAAATCTTCAGTCCAATTAGTCATAGCTACTGAAAATGTTTCAGTAGTTCTTTCACCATTGTACCAAATGTAATAAGATTTATCCTCTATAAACTCATTTAAGTGAGGTACATAGAATTGTGCAGGTTTATTAAGTAATGTAAGTGTATCAATAGCTTCATTAATAGCATTTTCAATACCTTTTTCAATACCATTCTCATTTTGATAATTTAGTTTATTATCTAAAGCAAGAACAGTTAAAACCGCTTTAAGTTTTTCGATTGTGTTTGTAATTGTTTGCATTTTGGATAGCTTTTAATTGTTTAACGATTTGAATATCTCTTTTCGCAAAGAGGTCTCTTGTGCTTTTGCACATTTCTAGCATGTTTATTAATAGGAGCATGTGTACTACTACAAGATGTAATAGTACACACAAGAATAATTAGGATTGCTTTCACTATGCCCAGCTTATAGTACAATCTTGAGTATTAATAATAAATCCTTTATTACGAAAATGATCATATATTATACGTATAAACTTTGTAGTAACAGTATCATGAATAGCAATATATGTTTTATCTGATTCTAATACTGTTTTTTTAATAGCTTCATTAAATTTAGTTATTTCAGCTATTATATCTTTTTTATTTTCTTGTAGAAATTTTACTTCTTCTCTTGTCATTGTATTAATTATTTAATTTTAAGCTTCAGTTACTTTAAGTATATCAGAACAATCTTCAATACTCATAAATATACTAGAACCTGCTTTAGATTCATTTATAGCTGCTACCATAGTAACTTTAATAGAGCCATCATTATGTAACCATGTTACATTATATAAATTCATTTTAGTCATTTGGATAGTTATTTAAATGGTTAATTAATCAACTGCGTCTACTTTAGTATAAGTATGACCTAATAGTTGTTTTCTTTGCACAAATATGTGCGTTAAGCTATCCGTAGCTAGAGCATGACGAAGTTTAGCTATATCTAACATATGAGTTTTCGATTCAGGATCGAATTCAAAACACTCATAAGGAATAGCACCAGCTATCTCAGTGCATTTAGCACCATCAAACTGATAAAATGAGCCATATGCAAGAGATTTTTCATCATCAACTCTGCTTATAAAAAACGTTGTTTGATAATGAGTTGTATCAATTGTAATTCCGTTATATTCGGATACAATAGTAGGTTTACGAGATTCTATAATAGAATCTTGTTGTGTTTCATTATAAGAATGACCATAGTTAGCAGGTCGCTTACCACTAAAAGAATTGCACGATTGTAGTGCAAGGATGCCTAAAACACAGGCTAGGTTGAAATAAGATTTCATTTGGATAGAAATGTGTAGGTGAAAAACGATAATTAAATAGTGAGCCTAAACGGTGGATATTTTTAAAAGGCTTATTAAGTCTATAATATTAAGCCTAAACGATAGGTCTTTTAAAAAAGATGGACTTCACTACACCCGAAGGTATAGGAAGTCCATCAGTAGATTACCCAAGTGCTACCTTAATAGCTTCTTTAATAGCTACCAGACTATTAGTTCCGGTATAAGGTTCGCCAACGTTATCTAAATAGTACTTTTTCAAGTCTACAAGTGAGGTTGGTAATTCCGTTTCTTTTTTATCTTCATTCAATACAGCATCTACATTCAGCATTTTTACACGCTTCATTTGTGTTGTATCTTCATTCGGATAAAAGACAGTAAATTCTACCGGCTGATTTGCTATGCAATTATCAATATCGGCGTCATCAACTGGCACATCAACGTCATAAACAACGCCCGTATCCGTATCTTCAAATGTACAACAAGCGAAATTTATTCTACCTTTAACGTTTTTATCAGCTTTGCTGATATACGTTAATTCATTGAATAAACCCGTTGAAGTACCGTTGTAAGTACCAATAGCAAGTTTTGTTTCAAAACTAATAGCCTTAAAGCCTTCTTTTTCAGATTGGGCGTTTTTAGCTTTTAATTCTACTACGGTTAATCCTTTTGCAATTCCCATTTTTGTATTGGTTTGTTTGTTTGCGTATCAATGTGAGAACCTCCCACACCGTCCCCTTGCGGAGCAAAACCGAAGGGGGGTTAGTTTTGGGGTGGTTTGTACTCACAGTAATCGTCTCAGAAAAAATTTTATTTCTATAAAAAATTTATGAGTAGGAGTCTCATTATCTCTATGAGGTTCTCTTTCATTAGGATATTAAGTAAATCCTCTTTTCTTTCTAGCTCTAATAAACTATTGCTATATATGATTACGTAACGTTAGTAGGACATATTCTTCTCTTAGGGTAGATTCTTGATGTTTTTGGAGCTAAGTTATTGATAATCAAACTGTTATGAGAATTTTTAGTATACTTATTATATACTAATTGTAATGAATAGTTAAATTTTGAGTTTAATATACCCTCAAAACTATACTCATATTTCCTAGCATGTGGATAAATAAATTTATTTGTGGATAACTTACTATAGACTTTTTAAACATATAGCCTATCTAACTTGTATATAGTATAGGAATCGCTTATCTTTAATATCTCATTAAGTAACTACTGAAATGTATAATATTGATAAACCTGAACGTAATAGAGTTATATTTAAGAAAGCTGTAAAGTTTGTAAATGGTATTCGTAGTGATAAAGATGGTGATAATTTTCCTATCTATAAAACTATAAATGCTGTTACTACATCTATTAGATTATATGATGGTACAACTACTATATTAGCTAATCTTAGTAAGTGTGCATTACATCTTATTCTCTTCTGCGGAGAAGAAATGGATGAACATGGTCTAGTTAGAAATGATTCTCCTACTAAGAAATTATTTGTAACTACTATATACAATTATACTGAAGGTAGAGTTAATTATGCAGAAACTTCTATTGGTATGGCTTTTTCCGAACTTACAAAGAACGGTTTATTACTACCAAAAGCTAAAGGAGTTTTTAGAGTTAATCCTATGTATGTTTGGAGAAATTCTCCTTCAAATAGATTAGCAAGTATTAAAGAGGAATTGGAGAGTATGAGCGATAAGACTTTTAATATAGTTGTTAAACCAATATTAGGACTACAAGATCATGATGAAGAAAAAGATTGAAGATTCGAGAAAAACCTACAGAGTTGTAGTTGAAGGTAAAGTTACTTTTCAGTTCTATGCTAAACCCGAAGAACTTATAGAAGGGCAAGTTTATGATACTGGCGGAAGTGGGAAGTATTTAGTAGATGGAGATAAGTTCATAAAGGTTAAAGAAAAAAACTATGATACATATAGAAACATTAATCAGATTTAAAGAAAGTCTACCTGATGCGGAAGTACATAGAGGAAGAGTACTTAGACTTCGTAGAGAAAACAAGAAAGAAAGTCCTATCGAATGGGAAGGACATTATAAGGAATGGGATACAACTTCTAATTATAGAAGTCCTGACTTTCCTAAAGAGACTCCTATTATATTTAAAGCAGATTATATACAGGATAAATGGCAATGGGTATTTTTAGGTGAAGTAGTATTATGATGAACACAAAGATTATATGGCAATTACTCTCAATGGCAGAGCATGTATTTGTATTAGTATTATTAGTATGTGTATATATACTTTATAGTACTAAAAAGATGCAAAGACATACTATACATATTTATAGGCAAAAGGTTAAAGACTTAGTAGCAGAAATATTAGCTTTAGAAAAAGAAAGAAATGGGTGATAAAGTATATGCAATATTCCTATCTGCTATGATAATAGGACTAGCTTTTTTAGTACTTATAATAATAGGGTTCTGTATAAGAGAAATGTTCTCTAGAACTAATAAGCATAAACCTGGATTTATACGTGTAAGACTTCCTACTGATATTGTTAGGAAAGTTAAAACTAAAGATGAATTAAAATATATAATTGCTAATAGAGGAGATTTAGCTTATGTAGCTGATGAGAATTGTACGTACTTCTATGGAGGTGAAACTTGGATAAAAGTAGAACAAAAATATTATGGAGATAGGAGACAAAGCGAAGATAGTTAAGTATGGACATTTAATATTCCTTAGTAAAGAACCTAGACATGCAGAACAAGTAGATAGATTTGCTGCATCTTTTCCTTTATATAAAGAAGGAGAAGATTTTTACTATTTTGATTTAAGACCTGAATTAGTAGGTGAAGAAGTAAAAATTGTAAATAAAGTTACTTCGGGGAATGTTAGTAAATATGCTGTTCAATTTAATACTGGTACTAGAATATCTTGGTTACATGACGATCAATTAGAAAAGATATGATATGGAAGATTGGGAACGAGAACTTAGAGAAAGATTAGATATAGAAGTATCTGATGGAGCTTATCAGATAGGTGTAGAGAAATGGATTGTATGGACTGGTAAGCAAGGTTATATAGATTATCTAGTTGCACTACATAGATTAGTTAAAGATAATAGAGCTAATCTTGAAAAGCAAGTAGAAGAAGGTAGAACTGATTATCATGTACTTGATAGTAATAAACTAAAAGAATATATAGAATCTTTAACTAATAAAGATGAGTAATATAAACTTTGATAAACCTACTAAAGCAGTAGAGAGTATTAGTAATCCTATTTGGTGTGAAGTTAAAGCAGTGCTATGTAGTTGTACTAATGGAGCTTGTCCTCATATAAAACTTTATAAACCTGTTAAGGAAGTTAAAGAACCAGTTGTAAAAGAACGTAAACCTAGAAAACCTAGAGATGATTGAGCAATATGAAAGTTTAATACGTGGTGTATTAAGTATGGCTAATGAAGTTAGATTACTTGACGATCAGTTTGAACTAACTTATGTAGGAGGTGGTGTTAACGGTAAATATCATCTTTCTTATTATATACATATTAACGATGATGTGTATAAATATATATTTGTTAGTACTGCTTCTTTTCGTGAAAATAAAGCAAGAGAACATTGCATTAAAGAATTTATGCAACATCTAATCTTTAACGGATTATTTGTTGCTGATTCTAATGTAAATGCTAAGGTAAGAAAAATAAAAGATATTCCATTATTAAATGACTTAATAAAAAACAATGCAAAATCAGGCAGTAATTGATATTGAAACTTATTATAACTTACGTGTAGAAAACGAGAAGTTAAAGCATAGAGCATTTGAGCTAGAAAAAGGAGAGATAGCCCGTCTACATGATACCATAGATAAATTGAAAAAAGGACTAATTATAGTTCTAACTAAAGGACGTGGTGGACTAGAAGTTGATCCTCCTTATGAAGTAAATGCTGAAGGCAAACAATTAACACTTACTATAAAATCTAATACTGTAATTACTGAGAAATTTAATGATGTTTATGTAAAAATAAGATAATATGGAATCTAAAAGAAAAAGAGGTAGACCTAGAAAGAACAGTGAAGTATGGTATCATCCTAATAGCTATGAAGCAAAGAAACAAGGTGAAGAAATGTATAATGAAATAATGGGAGAACCTAAATATACTAAGTTTAAATCAGACGAAGAAAGAAAAGCTTATACTGCTAAAGTTGCTAAGGAATATCTTGATGCACATCCTGAAGAAGTTATTAAGCTTAGAGATGAAGGTTTAGTTAAAGAGATGGTAGACTTTGCTGCTAAACAACGAGGAACTACTCCTCTAGCTATAACAGAAGCTCCAACTGAAGAGGAGGTATATCTTGCTAAAAGAGAAGCTGAAGGTAGACCTCTTATTATAAGTGAAGAAGCAGGAGACTTTCCTAGTTCTGAACAGATTGCTAAATTGGATGCATCTAATAGAATAGATATAGCAGCATGGAAAAAGGCATGGAAAGATAGTCCTAGATTTATTGCAGAATCTGAGCAACTAGATAATCACTTTAACCGTATGTCCGATGAAGCACAAGACAGATTAGTTGAAGCTATACAGACTGTTAACAATGCATTAGCTAATCATCCTGCCGGTTCTGATTGGGATATAGATAAAGATTCTTATGAAGCATCTAAGACGCGAATTAAAGATGCTATCCAAAAGGAAAAGGATATAAAGAAAGAAATTAAATTAGGTGGTGCTACTACTTATCCTTTAAAAAGTTCTGCTTATTGTGTTCCTCATAGTGATATAAAGGATAGACCTCAAGACTGGAATATAGAATATGTAGGAGGTGCAGACCCTATTGATGAGAATGCTAGAGTTAATTTAGCTAGAGTTGAAAAGGATGGAACTGTAAGATATCTTAATCAGAAAGGTGAAACAGTTAGAACCTTTAAAGACGGTTCTCTTGTTAAGAATGAAGAGTCTGAAGAAGAACATGAAGAAGAACATGAAGAAGTATATCATGAATCTTTAATGGAAGCTAATTCAAGAACTTCTCTTATTATGTTGTTAGTTGTATTTTTAGTTATACTTGCATACTTAATATGGATGTAAAAGAAGTATTAGATAAGTATACTTATCTAGAAGAATATCTGAGAGATTATATAGAAATGTTAGCAGAAAATGCTAGGAGGAAATTAATCATTGGTCATTATTTTAGATGGCATACTATCATACTTCCTAGTGATTATGTTTATCATGGATTTCCTACTTATCATCATTGGAAGTTTAATAGACAATATAATGCCAATAGACCTATAAGGCAACCTTTTCTATTTCTAGCTGACTAACTATATGATACGTATAAAAGATAAAGAGGAAAGAGAAGCCTTTGAACATCATAGACACTATTATAAGAAGCATGTATTTTATATACATACTTTTGAAGAGTATCTTACTATGAGACCCTTTATGTATATGTGTCCTAATAGAGAATTAGTATTTGGTAGAGAACTTCGTAATGGTGTATTTGAAGCTTTATTGAAAAGTTATAATAGAGCAAAGTATAAACCTTATCAAAAGGCATATCAAAAGAAATATAGATTAAAACAAGTATCAAGTAAATATAACTATGTATATAGATGATGTGCATATTCCTGATGAAGCATATCAGGATATGATTAAGAATTCAGGTGCTACTATTATGTCTGATGAAGAAGCAGAAGAACGTAAGAGAAAGATAGAAGAAGAATATAATAGAAGAGCTGAGTATCTTAATAAGGCTTATAAAAACCCTGAAAGATATTTAGATAGAAAGCATTCAGGTAAAGAGAAGTTTGGTAAAAGTATCCTTAAACGTTTAAATAAAAAGTAATATGTCAAGTAACTTATTTGAAGATGCAATAAGAAAGCAAAATGAAAAGTTTGAAGAGATTGCAAAGAAAGAAGCTATTGTAGAAGAAACACAAAGAATGAGTGGTAGAACTACTCGTGGAATAGATGCTGCTATACAAGAGATATTTAAAAAAGGAGAAGTTGTCATGAAAGACCATCATGAGAATGGAAATAATGATAGGATGAATAATCGTTTTTCTGAGTTGTTTGAAGCTAGATTTAGAAGAGAACATCAAAATGTTAATATTAGATTTGATAGACATGGAGGTGTACTTACCGCTAAGATTATTAAACGTTAATATAAAATATTTTTCAAATAAGGTTGGCGAAAGTCAACCTTTTTTCTTTATATTAAGTTGTTAGTAAAAGGCTACTATTATGATTAAGGTAATTAAGAAAGGTGTACATTATAAAGTCAAAAGTTTTACTGGTAAGAGTGAACAAGAGTTTATATTTACACATAGAGATGAAGATAGAAATCCTGTAGAAGGAGCTGCCAGAGAATCTGCCTATCTTATGCTAATAGATCATGTGAAAGAAGCTAACCGAAAGCGTTGGAGTGCGGAGAATGAAATACAGATAAAACTGTTAGAGAGATGCTTGCAATCACAGCGTGTAACTATAACCGCTAAAGTCAATGAATCTAAGAATAACCTATGCTAAGTTCGCTGCGTTTACAATGGGTGAACTAATTCGTGTAATAGATGAAGTAAGTAATCTATACGAATTAACCAATACTTCTTATGAATACGAGATATTCCATAGGGGCGAAAGTTACTATGCTAGATTTAAGTTATATGGATAAGTACATTAATGAGAAAGTCTATTATGAAGTTGCACATAATACCTCTACATCTGTAGACGAAGTTAGACAAATAATGAAACATGTAGGTAATACTATAAGAGAGGTTATCCTTACAGATGACTCTAGTGTTTCCGTTAAGTTGGATTATATAGGGAATATATTCTCTAATCCCGAAAGAAGAAAAATTATTACTGCTAAGAAAAAGATTAAAGATGGACTTGCTGACAATAATAGGGGATGAACAAATCCTTAATCCTCATTACCTAAGCGTTAAAGTAATTGCAGATATTTGGAAAAGAGATCATGGAGTACCTGTAAAGAACGCAGATAATAAAAGTGTAAGGATTAAGAATGTAGCTCGTAGGGAAATAGCTTGGATTCACTTTATGGAGAATTGGGCTAGTCCTTATCAAAGTTATATTGATATAGAAAAGCGAGAGAAGAAAGTAAAAGCAGCTATAGGACTTGCTGAAGATTGGAAAGAAGATAAGGCTTTGAAAGAAGCTAGGGAATGGTATGCAGCTACACAAGTTGAAACTAATCCTGATATTATTGGATTGAATGCTTCGAGAAAGGCTATGAGTTCTATTGAAGAGTTTTTAACTACTATTGATTTAAACTCTGCTAGGAATAGAATGCCGAATGGTGCTGCTATTTATAAACCTAAAGATATTACTAGCGCAATTAAGGAATTGCAAATAGCGCGAAAAGCTATTAAAGAACAGGAAGCTGATGTACGTAGAGCACAAACAACTGTTAAGCGTATTCGTGGTGGTGGAGGTGCAGGACTATACGAAGATTAAGGGCAAAAAAAAGAGTACCTAAAGTACTCTTATTAGAATGTAAAAATCTTTTTCCCTGACAGAGCATCTTTAATTTCTTGTAGAGCTTTGGCTAGTTTTGTCTGACACTTAGAACCTTCCGGTGCTTTTATCATTACATTTGTGTTAGTAGTGTTTGTTTTCATGGCTTTAAGGCTTTAGGTACATACAAATATAACGAAAGATATTGAATATCGTTCTAATAATGAGAGAAAGTTTTAGTAAAATAGAGAAAAAAGATGCTAGTCAATACAAGAGAGTTTCAGAGAGTAGCACAATATCATACTAAGTATAGCAGATACACCGACATTCCACCTGACCATATAGAGTATAAGGAGTTTTGGGATAATGAAATAGAGAAGTGTTTGCATGGAGTTAAGATAGGAGATACATATATCACAGGCTACCATTATTTCTATTTGAACTTCTGTAAGATTATGCGTACAGAAGATACTTATGGAACAGTACATAATAGTAAAGAGAAATATGTAATAACTGAAAAGGACGATTTCTTTCCTGCATTTTGGGATGGCGACCATCAATACTTTAACGTAGTAGAAAGATGCGAGAATCCACATAATCCTCTTATAGATATAAGAGGTCTTAATGTTCTTAATGATGGAAATAGAAAACATCTTATAGTTCTTAAAGCTAGGGGTAAAGGATATTCATTTAAAGGTGGTGCTATGATGGCACGTAACTATTATCTTATCCGTAAAAGTAAGAGTTATGCTATTGCATCTGAAAATGAGTTCTTAACTAAAGATGGTATCTTAACTAAAGCGTGGTCTTATCTAGATTTCATTGATCAAAATACTGCATGGCGCAAGCGTAGACTCAAGAACGCTCCTATGCACAAAACTGCTGGATACAAGAACACTATTAATGGTGTTGAAAGTGATGCAGGTTATATGAGTCATATAATAGGGGTAACTCTAAAGAATGATGTTCAGAAAGCTCGTGGTAAACGGGGTAAGTTAATAGTATGGGAGGAAGCAGGTAAATTCCCTGGCTTTAAGCGTGCATGGAATATTGCTCGTCCTTCTGTAGAAGATAGAGATATTGTAACAGGCTTCATGATTGGTCAAGGTACTGGTGGTACTGAAGGCGCAAATTTCGAGGATGTTGAAGAGATGTTCTATAATCCGAATGCCTATAATGCTGTGTGCGTTGAAAACTTTTGGGATGAAGGTGGTTTAGGGACTAGTTGTGGTCTTTTTATTCCCGATTATATTAACGCAGGTAGTTTCATGGATGATGATGGTAACTCTCATCATGCAGAAGCTAAAGCATTTGAGGAAAACCAACGTGAGATTATTGCAGCCAATGCTACATCTCCTACTGAAGTAGATGAACATGCTGCTGAACATCCCTTCACTCCTCGCGAAGCCTGTTTACAAACTAGTGGAAATATATTCCCTAAGTTACTATTACAGTCTCAATTAAATGCTGTAAGAACAAATAGAAACTTAAATGCAGGTGTTCCTATAGATTTGGAATACTATTTTAATGATAAGTTAGGAAGAGAAGATGTTCGCATAACGGACAATCCCGATATAATAGAGAAGTTATCGCCTATACTAAAGTTCCCTACTTCTAAGGATGCAGGTGAAGGTTGTATAATAATGTATGAAGCTCCTTTTACAAGAGGTGGTGGTGTACCCGATGATTTGTATTATATTGCGAATGACCCTTTTGCTCAGAGTGGTGGTCAATCATTAGGTTCATGTGCCGTTTATAAACGGGTTAACAAATGGAGTTCTCCTGATGATATTATCGTAGCTGAATATCATGCTCGCCCTGCATCTACCGAAGAGTATGATAGGCGAATGTTTAAATTAGCTGAGTTTTACAATGCTAAGATAGGATTCGAGAATGACCGAGGTGATGTTCTGAGTAATGCTAAGTTAATGAAAAAGGTTCATTTGCTTGAACCACAATTTACTCTTGAATATAATAACGATCTAAAAGATTCTCCTGTTGCTCGTCCTTATGGTATGCACATGACTGAAAGCCGTAAAGTAGCTGGAGCAGGTTATCTTAATACTTGGTTAAGGAGATTGCGTGGATATGATACTAATGGTAAAGCTATCCTAAACCTTAATATGATTAGAGACCCTGCTACACTAGAAGAGTTAATTGCATTTAATTATAAAGGTAACTTCGATAGAGTTTCACAAATGATTATAGCAATGTTCTATGAAAAGGAAATGGACTTTACTGAACGTTCTATTGGTGAACAAGAACGCGAAGATGATTTCTTTAATAGACGTCGATTCTTTGGAGGTGATGAAGATATGAATGGTCAATGGGCTGCTAGTGATGAAATAAATATATATGACAACTATACAGGTGGACATACCTTAATGTACTAATATGGATACAAATAGTTATACAATGCTGCCTGAACAGGCTGTCAGCTATAAAAAGAAGAAGGCAAAGGACTTTAAGATAATGAAAGATAGTGCCAAGTATTATATAGGCTTGGCTAACTTTAAAGATGATGTTCTTCCTCTATATCGTTATGCTAATGGCTCTTATATAAATACAAGGGATTATGCTCACCTTACAAATGAACTAGGTTTATCTAAAGCTAATAAAGATCAAAGAAGAATACTTGAGAAAGGTAATGCTACTAAGTTACGCAATTTTCCTATCATTACCCCTATTATAAATAAGTTTATGGGGGAAATGAGAATGAGAGCAAATGATTATATTGTCCAAGCTATCAATGCTGATGTAATCAATAAAAAGACTGCTGCTCTTCTCGATAAAGTTAATAAGTATCTTGAACAAGAAGCAATCAATATGATGAATGCTCAAGGTATGGAAACAGGTGTTCCTACTCAAGAGCAACCACCTCTTGAAGATATGGTTAAAGCTTTTAATGTTTCCTATGTAGATGAACGTAGTATTATAGGTCAAAGAGCATTAAACATTATAGTAGAGGAATGTAAACTTACAGAGAAACGAATGAAGATGTTCTTCGACTGGTTAGTAGCCGGTTATGCGTTCTCTTATAAGTGTGTTGAGAAAGATACTATTATAACTGAAACTGTTGCTCCTGTAGATTTTTGGTATACTGGTTCTCCTGATATAGACTTTGTAGAAGATACTGAAGCTCAGGTACGTAGACTAACTCGATTTCCCATTGAGAAGATTAGACAGAAATTTCCTGAGATAAAAGAGAAGGATTTAAAACTAATAGAAGATAGATACGGAATTAGTTTCAGTCCTGGTAAGTTTGTTGCAGGAGATGTTCATACAGGTTATAGTAATACTACAGGTTATATAGATAATCGTAGTGTTAATCAACAAGAAATGGGTCATCATACTACTCTTTATCATGTAGTATGGAAAAGTCAAATGCTTCGTAAAACTTTACATTATATAGATATACTTGGAGAAGAACAAGTAATGTTTGTAGATGAAGATTATGAATTTGATGAAGAACATGGTGATTTAGATATTTCAGAAGAATGGATAGATGAATATTGGGAATGCTATCAGATTACTAAAGATGTATTCTCTGAACCTAGACCTATTCCTTATCAACGTTATACTTTTACTGGTGCTGCAAAGTCTCCTTATAATGGTCGTGCTTTCTCTGATAGATTTGCTGAGAATATGTCTATCGTTAAATTAGGTCTTGACTTTCAAAGAGAAGTTAATGAAATCCGTTATAGAGTTGGTCGTACTCTAGCTAAGAACAATGATAATGTTCTTCTTATAGATATCTCTGTTATACCTAATAGACCAGGTTTTAACAGAGATGATTTTATGCACTTTATGAAAGAATTCGGTATAGCATTTATAGACCGGAATCAGAAAGGTGCTGATAGAAGTTTTAATCAATATAGTGTATTACAAGCTAGTCAGATAGATGCAGTATTAAAAGGATACGAATTACTTATTACTTGGAGAAACTTTTATTGGGATTTAGTAGGTATGAATCCTCAACGTTTAGGACAAGTTGGTAGTAGTGCAGGTAGAGATGTAACTCAAGAAGCAGTTCAAGCAAGTAGTGAGATTAGTGAAGAGAACTTTGCACGTTTTGAAGAACTTGAAGAAAGAGATGTTCAAGGAGTTTTAGATTTATCTAAGTTTGCTTGGAAAGATGGAAAGCAAGCTATATTTAAACGTGGAGATGGTGAAGAAGAATTTCTTCAAGTAGAAGGAGCTGATTACACTGAAATGGAGTTTAGAGTAGTTGCTAAGAAAGCAGGTAAAGAACGCCAAAAGGTTAAAATGTTTAAAGATATGCTATTACCTATGATTCAGAATAGCGGTCAGCAAGGAGTTAAAACTTCTCTTGTTGCACAATTACTGGACATGGATAGTATGTCTGAAGTTAAGAAACTTGCTAAGTCTTTTGATGAAGCTGAAGCTAAGGCTGCACAAGCACAACAGCAATCACAACAAGAAGCAGAGCAACAAATGAAACAAGAACAGCAACAACATGAAGTAGCGTTGCAACAGTTCGAGTTATTGAAACAAGAGAAAGATATTAATAAAGATATTCAAGTAGCTCTTATTAAAGCTAGTACTATGGATACAATGGGTAGCGGTATTGATTCTCCTATACCTGTTGAAGAAATACAGAATGCATCGGCTACTCTTATGGCAGAACAAAATAAGGCTGCTGCTGAACAAAATAAAACTACTTTGCAAAGAGAAAAGATTGCTTCTGATGAACGTATGAATGCTTTAAATGCAAATGTCAAAAAGTACGATTCTGATGTTAAACTTAAAGTGGCTAAATCAAATAAGAACAAGTATGACAAATAATTAAGTCTATAAGGAGTAGGACAATAGAGATAATGCAAATTATTTCTATTGTCTTATTATAAGGAGTAAGAATTATTTTTATATATTTAACTAACTAATTAAGAGAAAATTATGTTTATTAAACTGAGAAAACAATTGAATCAGCAACAGGTAGGTGGTAATGTACTAGATAGTCCTGATGCTAATAATCAGAATGTGGCAACAGCTATAATAGCAGAACCAGTAGTACCTAATACTCCACCTGCTACTCCCCCTGTAGAACCACCTGTAGAACCAGTTATGGTTGTTGTACCACCTGTTGTTGCTGATCCAACTAATCCTAATCCTGAGAATATTACCCCTCCTGCTGATGAACCAAAGGAATGGTATCAAGAAGCTGCTGCTCAAGTAGGTATCGACATAGATGAACCTATTGAAGATAGTATCGAAGGTATCGCTAAATTTGCTACAAAGGTAGGAGAGAAGTTTTCTCAAGCAGCCGTTGAAAGAGAATATCAAGAAATTGAAGCTAGGCATCCTCAAGCAATTGAGATGATGCGGTGGCAAGCTCAAAATCCTAATCGTAGTATTGAAGAGTTTTATGCCGCAAAGTTAGGAGCACCATCTATTGACCCTGAGACTTTAGATCCTAATGATAGTAACAGACATAAAGATATTCTCTACAAAGACTTCATGCGTAGAGGTATTCCTGAGAAGATGGCTTCACAGTATGCTCAGAATGCTGTAGACAGTAACTCCGCTTATGAAGATGCAAAAGAAATTCTTAAAGTAACTGCTGTTGAAAGACAACATGCGCAGGAACAACAAGATAGAGCTGATGCTATTGCTGCTCAAACAAATTATGACAATTTTGTAAGAGACATTCAAACTCGTGAGAGAAATGTCTTAGAATCCGGTAAACTAGGTAATGTAATTATCCCTGCTTCTGAACGTCAGCCTTTTGCTGATGCTAATTATTACGATGCGAGAGATGAAAGATTTCCTGGTATGAGTCCTATAGACATTGCATTAGCAACTATGTCCTCTGAAGAGAAAGATTTATATCGTTATCTTGTTTGGAAAAAGTTGAATGTTAGCGGCTTAGTACTTGCGAGAGAGACTACTAGAACTGTTACTGGAATTCTTAATAAGAATAAAGGCGGCGATGCTAGTAGAATGAGTGGAGGTTCTAATCGTATAGTTGATACTAGTGATAGACGATTAGATAGTCCAGGAACTTGAACTAACTATCTTAATTAAATGTCATGATTAGCATACTAAACAGATATAATCTTAGAAACCAACCTGATGTAGACTACGTAATACCTATATTAAACAAGTTAGATGAATGTGTTAATGCAATTAATGATTTATCTGACAAACCTACTGCTGTAGATAATACAGTTAAGTTAATTAGATTAGGTAGTATTATAATAAAGCATACTAAAGGAGTTCCTACAGATGTGATTGGTACTACAGAATTGCAAAATTCTAATACCTATTATGTTCCTAGTACGGATATGAAAATTGTAGGTGCTAAGTGGGTTACTAATATAAATACTACTGATATACCTTCTACTCCTTTTGGTACTTTAAAGATTATCTCTGCTGCTTTTGTTGATTCTTCGATTATAGTTCAAGAGATAGTTCAACATATTAATACAGATTTTGTAGCTGTAGGTTTAAATAACCAAGCTATGTATGATGTAGAACTTACCGACATGCCTGTAACTTTAAAAGCGTTTAAATCTAATTATGCTATTCAAGTTATTTTAGATGCTTCTGCCCCTACAGGTGCTTATGCATTTGAAGTTTATATTAGAGCCGAGTATGTTTAGTATACTCATTAAATAAGTAATCAAATAAATCAATACAATTGAAATGGGAAAGATAACCTTATTAAACGATCACATGCAATACTCAAAAGAGCTGCATGATGATGAATATGAGTTAGAGAAACACTTTGCAGGTAGTACTGCAACTCTTACTCAGAATATCATTTATATGGCTGCTGCTCAAAACAACCAGTTTCCTATGAGTGCTATCACTGAAGGTGGTGCTTTAGGTCGGGTTAAGACTGAGTATGTAACGGAAGATGAATATGATTATCCGGTTAGTGATAACATTTCAACTCGTACTACGACCATCTATAAGAATAATTACGTAGGTGCTCAGACTGCTAAGATAGGTATTAATGGTACTCCTTTTGAAATCTTCACTGAAGGAGCACTTATTCCTACGTATGAGTATATCTTAAACTCTACTACTAAAGTTTATTGTAGAGATGTAGAAGATGCAGCTGATGGAATGTTTAAAGGTACATTCAATCTAGTTGACTCTACTGACCCTGCTAAAACCGTTCCTCAATCGGATTTAGAAGTTGGTAAGAAAATCTCTCGGATTGTTTCTATCAACTCAAAAGCCGGTTCTCGTGGGAATGGTTCTCTTTTTGTAACTCCTTACAAAAAGAAGAACATGCTCAATACGTTCCGTAAGACGTATAAGTGGGAAGGTGAGATTCCAACTAAAGTAGTTCGTTTCAATTATACTACTGCTGGAACTGAAGCTAAAACTCTATGGATGGATTACCGCAAATGGGTATTCATGCAAGAGTGGGCTTATGAGAAAGAAGTAGGTATTTGGGAAGGTGAATACAATAAGACTCCTGATGGTAAAATTTATCTGAAAGATAGACATTCAGGTAACGTTGTTAGTCGTGGTAGTGGTATTTGGGAACAGATACCTAACTGGGATTCATATAGCAAACTTACTGGTTCTAAGTTAAAGTCTATATCTCGTTCTGTATTCCGTGCCAATAATGACCAGGCTTCTGGAGGTCGTGATATTAAAGTATTTGGTGGTACTATTGCTGCTGAGAACTTTGATGCTGCTATGAAAGAACTTTGGGGTGCAGGTCGTTTCTACGATGGCACTGACAAAATGGTTTCCGGTAGTGGAATGGATATGGAGTACGGTGCGTACTTTACAAAATATCGGACTATTGATGGTGATAGATTCACCTTCGTTAAATCTGATATGTTTGATAATGGACCTCGTGCAGAAGTTGCTGACCATTACAAAGATGGTTTCACTACTGAATCCGGTAAAATGGTATTCATTGATGATACTTCTTATAATGGTGAACCTAACATCAAAATGGTTATCAAGAAAGGCATGGAGAACTTGTTCCAAAAAGTTGCCGGTGTTGGTACTCAAGAAGGTGGAGGTCAACCTGAATTCGTATCTAGCGATTTCCACGGAAGTTCACATGAGTATATGACTATGCGTAACGTTCAGATTATGCGTAATACTAACTGCTTCGTTCTTGAACTGGAAGTAGCTTAATAAATGTTTAAGTAAACAAAACAAAGAGAAAACATGAGTACCAAAGTACAAGAAAAAATCGTTTACATTAAACGTAAACCGTCTAAGCATATTGAGAGTAACCAAGCATTAAAAATAATGAACGATAATGCTACTAAGTATTTAGGTTCAGCTGGTTATTCAAATACAGAACTACCTGTTACTGGTCTTTCGGAGATTGAGAAAGTAGCTATATTACCTTCTCTTGTTCAAGTATCTGCTAACCATGTGGAATTTGATGAAAAGGTTAATACTTACTATCACGAACTTCGAGAGCTAGTACCGGCAGGTAGAGGTCTTAGACTTAATATAGCAACTGTTCCAAAAGAGGTTAAATATGCAGGTAAAGATGAAGTAATTGACTTTCCTGTTAAACCTAAAGATTACGTTATTTATATGAGAGCTATTAGCCCTGACTATAAACAATGTAGTATGACTTTAGAAGAAGCTAAAAACGGTGGTAATAGAGTTAAGTTTTATATCCATGATTTAGAACTTGCTCAGAAAGCAGAAATAGAAGTTGGTGATTGGAGAGATAAAGCTTATGCTGCATATCTTGATATTGCTGATATTACTACTAACTGGGAATCTATTCTACTTGTTCATGGTATTAATCCTGATTTAATATCTAAGGTTGAACAGAAAGCTAAATTACGTGGTCTAGCTCTTGCTGACGGTATCAAAGATTATACAGAGCAAATTACAGCTTTTAAGAAGTTTGTAGATGCTTGTGGTGATAAAGATATTGAAATCAAAGCTACCCTAAATAAATTTGTTAATGCTAAAATCGTTCTTGTTGTAGATACATCTTATATCTATGATAACGATGCTGCTAGTGTAACAATTGGTAATGATGAGAGAAGTGCTGTTCTTTGGTTGAAAGATGCAAAGAATACTAAGGACTATCAAATCATGCTTGCAAAGTTAGCTAAAATAAATATTATAAAATAATAGTTATGACTATAGATGAAATTCATATCAAGGTTCGCCAAGATGTACAGAAGTTAAATAGCCATGCAAATGGTAATCTTCTTGATGAAGAGATTGATTTTCACCTTAACTATTATACAAGAAAGTTTGTGGATAATGTAGTGGGTAAGTTGAGAGGTCGCTTACCTGCTACATCCGCAAACCCTTCTGGTAGTACTACTGACTTTCAACAGAACCAAAGACTATTAGATAGTTTAAGTACATTACAAGTTAAAGGTTTAACGATACCTTCTTATATAGATAGTACGAATATCTCATACGGTATACTTCCACCTAATTATAGGCATTTACTTGATGACGTATCTGAAATGGTATGTAATAGAAAAGGTATAGTAAAGACTCCAGTTGATACTAAGATAAATGTCTATCCTTTCTCTTTTCTAGCTGACTATGACACATTCAAGGAATTAGAGCTAAAAAAACAAGGAGGTATATTCTTTAAACTAACTAATTATTTGCCTAATGGAATAACTGATTCAGATGATAAATATCAAGTTGTTAAACTTATACTTGATAATACTTCTGATATGTATTGGGAAAAATATAATGGTAAATATTATCCTAACAGTTTTATACATGCAAATAGTGCATTGCTTAGTATGAGTTATATAATTACAGTTACAACTAACCCTATTAGCGTAGCTGTAAATCCTACTACTATTACAAATAAGGTTTATCGTTACGACTCTAAAGACTTATTTACAAAACATCCTAATCGTCTTAGTAAGGATAATAATTTGAATTATATTCTTAATCATCCTTTTGAAAAGACTACTTGGGAATCACCTATATCTACTCTTGGTGATGATAGGTTATATGTATATGAAGATACTACGTTTAAAGTAAAGAACCTAGTTATTGATTATATAAGAGAACCTAGAGAAGCTTCAAAAGCTAGATCAGTTAATGTCGATTTGCCTGACACTTCTACACAACTAGTTGTAGAGCAAACAATCATTCATCTTAAAGGTATGATTCAAGACCCTACTTGGCAAACTGATATGCAACATAATACCTTAAATAATCAATAACTTAAAGTAAAATAAAGATATGAAACAATTAATGGGTTTTAAAAGTAATGCAACAGCTAAACTTCTCGGAACAAATGCCGATCCTGTTGCTGCTACTACACCTGCAACTTCTCCTGAACAAGTAGGAACAGCACTTCCTGGTGCTTTTGGAGTAGATAAAAGTACAGGTCTATTAATTCCACTTCCTAATAATACTGAATTATTAAAAGTTGATAAATTTGTAATGGTAAGAGGTAATCCTAAGGATAGTAATCCTTTAGATACTAATGATACCGCAGAAGGAGCTACTATTTCAGATGAAATTGATCGTAGAAATTTTATAGTTAAAAAGTATCTTCCTGTTGCAGGTGCAGCTAAAGTAATTACTTTAGGTAGTACTGGTAATAACATTATTGGTGGTGTTAATACCGTTTCAGGTGCTATGGCTGGAGTTACTGTAGTAGATACTTCTCCAAACATTATGACTGATTGGAAGGTAAAAAATTATGAAGTAAAACCTGCAATTGGTTCTTCCGGTACTGTTGTAGTTACACAATTAGTAGCTAAGATTCAGGCTGACCCTGACCGTCTAGTTGATGCTAGTCCTAATGGTGAAATGTTAGTTCTAACTCATAGAAAAAAAGGTCTTGCTTTTGATGCTCATGGTACAGATGGAACTGTTTGTGAAGGCTGTGCTAAAACTATCACTACTAAACCAATTAGTGTAGATAATACTGTTGCAAGTATTAGAGAGTTAGAAATTGAATGTGCAGGTTATCAAGGTGTTACTCGTAGAGGTGATGGTCAACTAGGAGATATTCTTCCTTATACTCAAGTTGATATTGATGCCGGTGTTAACGGTTTCGTAGTATATCATCTTACTTGGTTACGTGAAGTTAATCGTCAAGGTACTCCAGTAGATAATAAAGCTTCTCGTTTCTTACGTCTATATTTAGCTGTTCCTAAAGATAGTCTTGCGATGGTTACATCTCTTGATGCATTATTTGGTACTGCTCTAATTCAAGTTACTGGTCTCTTTGAAGAAGATGAAGAAGGAGAGTTTTTATTAAAAGGAAAAGAAGCAAATGCAGAACGGAAAAGAATAGAGAAAGAAGAAAAAGAAGCAGAAGAAGCAGAAGCTAAAAGAGAAAAAGAAATAGAAAAAGAAAATAAAGAAAGAGGAAAAGCTGAGCAACTTCCGGCAGAACACTCTCAAAGAGAAAGAGAAGAAAGAGAAAGAGCTGAAAGAGGACATGCAACACAACTTCCTGCAGAACAAACTCTAAGAGAAAAACAGGAAG